TATTGGACAGACGATTTAAATCTCCAATCCAAGCAAACGTACAATCAATATGATTTATACTCTACAAGAGACACAGTAATATTAGCCGGATGATTTAAATCTCAATATTATTTATACTCTACAAGAGACACAATTACTCACCCAAATAAAAGTACAATCAATACGATTCATGACTCAAGAAGAGAAAATGTAATATTGGACAGATAATGTACTATCAATACGATTTATGCCTCAAGAAGAGAATTAGTAATATTGAACAGAGATTAAATCTCAATATCATTTATGCTCTTCAAGAGACACAGTAATATTGGACGGATTAAATCTCCATCCAACAGTTACCTATCCAAATAAATGTACACTCAGCATAATTCATGTACCATTTATTATTCTCAGAATATTGCTTTGAGAAAGCTTCATCAGAAGCTATACTTGATGTATGACCATCTAACCAAATTATCTTATCCATAACTATTAATGCCTTAAAAGATACTATTCAATGCTTAGAATAAAAAGAAACAGAAAGAGGGCAAATGCCCTCCTCCATTAGAATGTTGCCAACACTGGAGCACCACCTGTGCCTTCTTCATGCAGAAGCCAGAATGAACTACCATCAGGTGCTTCAACATTTGATACCATTGGATGTGCAGGAATACCCTTCACTGCAACTGCTCCTGTCTTAGCACCATATGTGAAGAACAGCTTGTTGGTCTTAGGATTCTTTTTCACTTGGATTTTGTCTACATGTTGAGCTGCTTTAAACTGTTCAACTGTCAATGTCTCACTGAATTTTAACTGATTGTCCATGATGTAAATGATTAAATTGTTAATGAATTGAATTAACCATAGGGGGTGGAACCCCACTGGCTAAGTGATGGGGGAGGTGGGGTTGGTGTATATCTTCCTCATAACTACGAATCAAGAAAAAAAAATTAAAAAAAAAAATTTAATAACATCTATCTCCTTCATGAGATAGTATCTTATCTTTGACCAAAAAGAGAAGAGTTATAATTTATTTGGATAGTATCTATCTCCTTCATGACTATGAATCAAAATTGGATAGTATATGGACTGCAAGATGTTTAAAAACCTTAAAAAAACAGCATATTATATAGTCAATAGTTAAACTTTCATAAAATAATAGTCCCAAATTTGGATATATCATTTATTTTTTGTATATTTGCCTCAGAATTGGAACTATACATCTGATTTCTCCTCCAAAGAAATCCCTTACAGAAGTTCAGACTTTGGAGCGGACAGGGTAGTAATCCACAATTCTCCCCTAAATAGGGAGCTTATATAAAAGGCTGGTATGCCTGTGGATGAGGTGAAAACCCTGCTAAGAAAATGCCTTGATTATAAATTACAGTAGCACACCTATGTATATGAGAAAAGGTTGAGGGTAAAGTGCTCTTGGGGATTAACCGCCTGTAATGAAGTGTCATGGTAGGGGTACTGGAAACTTTACTCTGGCAGAGAACCAATCTGCTCAAGGGATTGTTATACACTTTAAAAAACATAACAAATATATGAAAAGATTTATTGAAAAAGTTATAAAGAATATAAACATTGTCAAGAGTGAAAGTTCTATCTGTCTGTCAATTAATAATAATGACAGGGGATACTATGCACAAGAAGTTAGCTCAAGAATGTTGGATGTAAAGAGATATAAGGTATGAATAAATTAAAAAGTAGTTTGCTTTGGCTGTGGCAGTTACCACAGAATTTGTGTGGTATAATCTATAGGTCTATATCTAAAGATAATAGAATATGTGTTATAGAGAGTGATGACTCAAGAAGTGTAGGTGCTAAAGTATATTTACAAAGAGCTAAGGGTGGTGTAACTCTTGGAAAATATGTGTTTATTAATCAAGATTACACTGACAAGAAAGCAGTTATAAAACATGAATGTGGTCATGTAAAACAGAGTAAGATACTTGGTCCTTTATATTTATTAGTTATTGGTATTCCCTCTATACTACATGCCTGGCTTAGTAATTATATTGGATGTTGTTGGAAGAATGGAAAATACAATTATTATCATTTTTATACTGAAAAATGGGCTAATAAGTTGATGGGTATTGAATCTTGAATTAAGATTTCACCCTATTATCTTAACTCACTTCTGGAGTATTTTCGTACTATCTTGAAGAATAATTAGTGAAAGATTTGCATATCTCAAAGATTTGACTTATCTTTACATCATGATTAGAGATAAGAACATTGTTCCATAGTATAATGGTTATTACACCTGATTTTGGCTCAAGTAATGTAGGTTCAATTCCTGCTGGAGCAACAATAAATGCCCTGTTGGTGTAATGGAAGCACAAGACTCTTCTAAAGTTTTAGATAAGGTTCGAGTCCTTAATGGGGTACTTTTGGAGGTGGATTTTTTTTGTTTCATGATTTTTAAAGAGTGGACTATCTGGTCTGTGAAGATAGGATAGTCAAAATGGTGGGTTGGACAAATTGGTTAAGTCTCTGCACTGTCAATGCAGAGAACAGGGTTCAATTCCATCATAGACTACCCTGAACTAAGTCCTATCTCAAAGAGTTGAGATAGGCAAATGGAGAGATAACTCAGTGGGACTGGGACTTGTCTTGAAAACAAAGTGGTCATTTATTTGACTGGGGGTCGGGACCTCATTTCTCCGCATTATGGTACAGATATTTAGAAAACAAGGTTGGTGTCTCAACCCTAATGATAAGATAGTGAATGCTATCTTGAAAAGATGTGAGATTAATAATGGTGAGTGTTCCTGTCATAATACAGGAGAGGATAAGAAATGTCCATGTTCTGATTATAGAGAACATGATACTTGTCATTGTGGACTTTATTTGAAGCTGGAGGATTAACCCTAATGGTAAGGGAACTGTTTGCTAAACAGTGAGTAGTCTAAAAGGATGTATAGGTTCAAATCCTATATCCTCCGCAATATAGAGTAGTTGGGTAATTGGTCAACCCCCTGCATTTGGGATGCAGAAATTGGAAGTTCGAGTCTTCTCTACTCTACAAATGGGTCATGTAGTGTAATTGGCTAACACATCACATTTGCACTGTGAAGTTGGGGTTCAAGTCCCACATGTATCCACTGTTTCATGTTTTCATAATGTTTGTTTTTTTTTTTACAGGTATTGGGCACACCTTAAGTGTCCTACACTGCTCCTTATAGAATAGTTCCCTTACAAGGAAAAGGTCATTAGTTCGATTCTAATAGGAGCAACTAAATGGGTTGTTAGCTCAATGGTAGAGCAAGAAGCTGTTAACTTCGAGGTTATCAGATTAGTATTTTAATTGGTCAGGAGTCCTGACTGTGAATCAGGAGGGTATGGGTTCAATTCCCATCTAACACCCTAAATGCTGAGGTAGCACAAGTGGTAAATGCAGATGGCTTATATCCATAAGATAGTGGGTTCAAATCCTACCCTCAGTACAATTAAATGCCTCTATAGCTGAGAAGAATATAGAGTTTATCTATAATGGGAGTACTGCTCTGATGGTGGAAGGGCACAGGTCTGTAAAACCTGCACATAAGAAACTCAGTAAGTTCGACTCTTACTACTCCCACTTTTATAAGCAAAGTTAATTCTCAGACATGCCATCAGTCAAGGGAATCAGCTCATTGCAAGAGCAATACAAGTTAGCACTTATAAAGATGGCAAATGGAAACTTAGCAAAGGTGGTCTATGCGGGGGACTGAAAATCCTTAGATAATGGTTCAACTCCATTAGTTTCCGCAGCTTAATGCCCCTGTGGTGGAATTTGGTAGACACTCTGGATTTAGGCTCCGGTGCGAAGTAATAGTAGTGTAAGAGTTCGAGTCTCTTAGGGGGTACAAAAAAAAATATGCAGATTTGCTTGCATATATAAATTATAATACATGTCTTTGTAACATCAAATTAAAACAATATGATAGATACATTTGGAGATAATCTTTTAGAAGGTTTTGAATATGAGTCTCCTTCACATGAAGGAAATCAATTTAAAGACTTTCTATGTGTACTTGAAGGATTCAAGACTAAGTTTAAGAATCTTCATTGGTCAGCATATAGTAATTCAATCCATGTAAGGGTTGATGAACTTATTGATAAAATATCTGATTATCAAGATATTCTGGCAGAAGAAGTTCAAGGTATTCAAGGACAATTTGAACCAAACTTCCTTAAGGGAACTAACTTTGATTTCCCTTGTCCTCATGAAGCAATTGATAATCTGATAAGTAGAACTGATACCTTCTACACTAAATTACCCCAGTCTTCTAACTTTGCCGGAGTTAGAAGTGAATGTGAAGCCTTCATTACTAATCTTCACAAGTATAGGTACTTGTTTGAATTATGTAGAAAGGGTACAATGGATTAGGATATGGTGCAAGTCAGGGCTTGCCCCCAATTAAACTAAGAAATATGAAAGAGGAGAAGACATTAATCACTTGTATTATAGGCTCTACAGTTAGAGAAGTAATCAAGCAAGCTCAAGAGCTTGAAATTAAAAGAGAAGATATAGTAAACATGTTTCCTTTAGGAGGACAGATTTACTTGGTATTTTATAAGTAAAAATAGCTGGCATTATGGAAGAGAAGAAGACAAAAGAACCTCAGTACAATGAACCTAAGATGATGTTACAGCTTGCTGTTTATAGTGCTGTTGGTAAATATAAAAGTATTAGAAGGGCTATTAGAAAAGGTCATGTAACATCTTGGGGAGAGGAAGTCCCAAAGAGACCCTTCAATAATAGAAAGAGGACCCTTGGTAGGGAGTTACAGATTACTAAAGAGAAAATTTATGGAGAACTTAAGTATAGAAACCAAGCCAGTTGAGCTTGAGACTCCCAAGGAAGAATATAATAATATACCTGTTGTATATTGTAAGCATTGTCTATCATTAGCAATAAGAAACTCAGATGGCATAGATTACTGTGACAAATGTGGTGGAACTGAAACTGGTGAGGCACACATACATGAATGGGAGAAAATGTATGCACAGAAGTATGGAGGAAATTATGTAAACAGATAATAAAGATGGAAGAGAAGAATAACATGAAAGTTGTAAAGGGAGGCAAAGACACTCCAGAAGTGAGAAAGCTAAGTTATGAAGAACTGGAGAATACTGCACATCAGTTGTCTGAACAAAGTAGACAGTTATATATACAGAATCAGAAGTTAAGTAAGGCTTTACAAGAAGCTAATCTTGCTAACTTCTATGAAAGATTGAAGTGGCTATGGACAGTAATTACCTCTACTACACCTTATATCTCAGAAGAGTTCAAGCAGAAGTGTGGTGCAGAATTTGAAGTACTAATGACTCAACCTGAGGAAGAAGTAAAGGAAGGAGAATAAACTATGGCTAAGCAAGTGGATTCAATAGTTAGGATTCCTTGCAAGGTAGATGGTAAGTTCTTTAGATATTGGTTCGAGTTTCTCACCCCATTCCATAATCTCACTGAAAGAGAGATGGATGTCATAACATCCTTTGTGAAGCAAAGATATGAGCTTAGTAAGGTTATAAAGGATAATGAGATACTTGATACGGTTACTATGAGTGAAGATACTAAGAAGAAAGTAAGGGAAGAGTGTGATATATCTCTTCCTCACTTTCAGGTCATCATGGGTAAGTTAAGAAAGAATAAAGTCATCATTGATGGGAAGATAAACCCAAGATACATTCCATCAGTAGATGAGGAGAATAGTTCATTCAAGATGATGTTATTATTTGATTTCTCATGATATACTCAGAAGCAATAAAACAGGTATCCATAGAACTTGGATTACCACCACAAGTGGTGAAGGAAGCCTATGAGTCCTATTGGACTTTTATTAGGAAAAACATCAAAGCCTTGCCTCTAAAGGAAGACCTAAGCAAAAAGGAGTTTGATAAGTTGAGAACCAATTTCAATGTCCCATCATTAGGTAAATTATCCTGTTCCTATGATAGGTTTATAGGAGTCAAGAAAAGATTAGAATATTTAAATAAGCTAAAAGATGATTACAACAATAAAGAAGGTGAAGCCCATGTTCAATAACATGGTAGTCACTTTAAATAAATATCCTGCTGACCTAAAGACTACTGGTGGTATTATAGATAGTACCAGAGCCGGTTCAGTAAAAGAATATCAGACAGTAGTAGCTGTTGGACCGATGGTTAGGGGTATTGAAGTAGGAGATATAGTATATATCAATCCAAAAAGATATGCAGTAATGCAACATAAACCCGGCTCATTGCAAGATGGTGTTATTAAAGATAATCCTGTAGTAGGATATAAGTTTGACATCATAGAGATTGATGGAGTTGAACACATGATGATTCAAGATGGAGATGTAAAATTTGTAGCAGAGATTGAGGAATTTGAAGAAAATCCTACTATTGTTACAGGACCACAACTTATAGTATAAATATAAGCCTGAGCCTATCAAAGGCTTGGGCTTTTTTAGTTTTAAGCAGTATGAGATTATTTAAAAGAGATGGCTATAATCTGATTATATCTGATGAAGCCTATGCTTTAAGGGCATTCAGACAGATATGGAAGAGAGATAAATCTCTCTCAAAGGAGAGAGCTATTACAGAGCTTGGATATTGTTACTTTATGGAGGACTCCAGAAGTGATTACAAGTATATAATAGATGAGCAGGAGAGGAAAGAAGCTATTAAGCAGGGTGAGGGTATGAAAAATAACTGGGAACCTGATACTACTGTGAAAGAAGCTCAAGCACTATATGCAAGTTTTAAGACTACTTCTGAGCTATTACTTGATGATACAAGAATGCTTGTTGATAAGTATAGAATGAAGTTAAGGAGTATGGACTTAACTGAACTTGATGTAAAAGAGACTAAGGAATTAGGTGCTATTATTAAACTTATACCATCAATGGTTAAGGACTTAGATGAAGCTGAAAGAGCTATTGCTAAGGAATTATCACAGAATGATAAGGTAAGAGGAGCACAAGAAAAAGCAATATATGAGGACCTCTAACCCATTGTATATTAGGTATTTATGGATAATAAATTTATAGTGTACTCCCATGTAAATAAGATAACCAATGCATTTAATTATAAATAGTTATGGAAATAAATGATATAATAGAAGGACTTAATGTATATTATGAAGGCTTTCCTAATAGAAGAAAGGGATACTTTGTATTACATAAAATAGTGGATACTAACCCTGTAGTTAAGTCACAGAAGACTTATAGAATGCAAGTATGGTTTGTAAGTAAGAGTGAAAAGATACCTGCATTTGGTACTCAATACTCTAATAGAATTGTTACTGATGCAGAAGAAACTAAAGCTCTTTCCCTCCTAACCACTTCTATTACTAAATCTCTTCTGGAGTATATTAATAAGCAAGATTTTAAGGAGTTATGCAATATTTAGAAATGAACAAGTATCAGACTGAGCTTACTAAGGAACTAATGAATACCCTTCCTCAGGAGGTTCAGGAACAGTTACTTGAGACTCTTACTACAGTAGAGTTTGTCAAGAGACTTATATCTCCTAACAGACCTTATGCAAGAGATTTACCAAGAGATGAAAAGGGTAGGATTATAGTAGATATTACTAATCCACATATCATTGAGGATGCTGATTATTTCAGACAACCGGCTCTACATTTCTTAAAATATGGGTGTTATACATTCTTGAAACCTAACAGTAATCCTAACTCTGAGTTCAGAAGACACTGGGATGAGGAAAAGAGAAGATGCTATGAAGGTTATGTAAGAGAATCAGATGGAGAATGGGTTACAGGCTTTAACTATTGGTTTATGAACTATTGTCCTATGATGGTTAATAAGCTGGTAGAAGGAAAAAAGAAGGCTATTAGAACTGAGGCTTTTCCTTTCTTCTTTGAGGGTATATACTGGAGATTCCATTATCTATGGCAAGCAAGAGAGGGTGGTAAACATGCCAGTGAATTAGCAAAGAGAGGATGTGCCAAGTCTTATAGCTTAGCAGCAATTATGAGCCATAATCTTATACTTGGAGAGAGTGAGGAATCAAATAGAAGGGTTATTACAGTACTTACAGCTTATCAAAAGGAATATCTGAAAGATGATAAGGATGGTACTTTGTCTAAGTTCAAGCCTTCAATTAACTTTAGCTTTGCTAATACTCCTTTCCCACATCTTATGTTAAAGAACTCTCCCAATGAGATGTCTTGGCAAATGGGTTATAAGGATGAATATGGTGTAGAGAAAGGTTCTCTGAATCAAGTACTTGCTGTATCTGCAAAGGATGATAGTGAGAAGCTGAGAGGTAAGAGAGGTTGGATTCTATTTGAGGAAATGGGTTCTTTCAAAGGACTACTATCTCTTTATGATATTACCAGAAAGTCTGTAGAGGATGGTGACTATACTTTTGCTACTATGTACCTTGTAGGTACTGCTGCTGAGAGTGAGTCTGACTTTAGTTCAGCTAAGACTTTGCTTTATAATCCGGATGGTTATAATATATTGTCTATAGATAATGTATTTGACAGACCTAAGCAAGGTAAACCTAAGTTTGGTTTCTTCTTTCCCTCATATATTAATAGGGCAGGATGTTATAATAAGGATGGTGTATCAGATGTGGTTAAGGCTTTAATTGAGATTCTTATTGCAAGATATAAGGCTAAATATAGTGCTGACCCTAAATCAGTATTAAGAGTAATTGCTGAGGACCCTATTACACCGGCAGAAGCTATTATTAAGGTTAAGGCAGCATACTTCCCTATTACTGCTCTTACAGAAAGATTAAGTCAATTAGACCAAGATATACATGCTTATGATGATGTGTATGTAGGTAAGTTGGTACAGAATGGTAATGGAGTAGAATTTACACCAACCAGTGATGTACCTATCAGACAGTTTGGTGTAAAGAATGATACTCCGGGTGCTATTGAAATCTTTGAAATGCCGGAGAAAGATAGAAATGGAAAGGTTCTCCACACAAGATATATCATTGGTCATGACCCTGTAGATAATGACCAAGCTGACTCTTCCTCCCTTTCCTCTACCTTTGTTCTTGACTTATGGACTGATAAGATTGTAGCTGAGTACACTGGTAGACAGTCATTTGCAGATGATAACTTTGAGATAGTAAGATTACTGTGTTTGTTCTATAATGCAAAATGTCTGTATGAATCAAATAAGAAGGGTATATTTGCTTACTTTAGTAAGATGAATTGTACTCACTTACTGGCTGATACTCCTGAGTTCTTAAGAGACAAACAGTTGATTAAGTATAGTTCATTTGGTTCTAATGCTAAGGGTGTTAATGCCTCAGCAGCTATTAATGCTTATGCTAATAATCTTATAAGAGACTGGCTGATGAAGCCTGTTACTGTTATACAGAATATTGATGGAGAGGATGTAGAAGTAACTGTCTATAACCTTAACTTCTTAAGAAACAGAGCATTAATTGAAGAGTTAATTGCATTTAACCCAGAGATAAATGTGGATAGAATTAGGGCATTAGGTATGGTTATGTTATATAGAGAGGAGAAGATGGTCCTATATCAAGGAAACCCTTCAAGAGACTCAGAAGAAGCACCAAAGGATTATTTAGGGAATGATAAGTTCTTTACTGAGAATTACAGGGTAGTACAAGCCCCTTTCCAGAAACCCGGTAAATTTAGTACAGAAGATGCAATTAGATAAACAAATCACTTATGTGCTTGACTAAATGGACTTTTTTACTTACTTTTGCAGCATGGAAGAAAGAAAGTATATAGTATATATTCATAAGATAATAAAGAGTTAGCCTGTAGAGAAGAACAGCTACTAATTAGTAGATAAGGGATATGTTATAATATAGCTAATGGAGGAGAGGGTTCAGAGGAAATCAAAGAGAAAAGAGATTAAAAGAATTATTAAAGTATGGTTTTAAATCAGGAACTTCTCACCCAAATTATGGTAAAACCCCATCTAAAGATAAGGATAAGTTTATCTAAACCTGTGTTGATGATAGATAAAAATACAAATGAGATACTTAAAGAATTTAACTCAACTACAGAAGCAGAAACATTTTTAAATGCAAAAGGTTACCATGTTAGCTGCTGCTGTAATCATAAAAGAAAGACAGCTTATGGCTACAAATGGAGATATAAAGAAAGGAGGGAATAATGGATGATTTAAATTTCCCAAGGCAAATGTTGCCTTTTAGCAAAAAAACAAAGGAATGGAGAAAGAGGTGTGTTACTTGGGCTTCACAGAAAACCTTTTTTAATTACAGCCTTGTAAGAAAATCTGTTATTCATAAAAAAATAAATTATGATTTATTAAATGGAAGACTCCATATGAGTGATATGGAGTTAATATTAAATCCTGACAATATAAAAGCTGCCTATATACCAGACAGAATTTCCCACTTCCCAATAATGAACAGTAAATTAAACGTTCTAAGAGGTGAGGAAAGTAAGAGAGTATTTGACTTTAAGGTAGTAGTAACCAATCCTAATGCTATCTCAGAAATAGAGGATAATAAGAAGAATGAGCTATTACAAAGGCTTCAAGAAATGATAACTGACACCTCAATATCTGAGGATGAATACAATATCAAACTTGAGAAACTAAATGACTATTATACCTATGAATGGCAGGATATAAGAGAGGTAAGAGCAAATGAATTGCTTAACCATTATATCAAGGAATATGATATTCCTCTTATATTCAATAATGGTTTCATGGATGCAATGACATGTGGTGAGGAAATCTATCAATGTGATATTGTAGGTGGAGAACCGGTCATTGAGAGAGTGAACCCATTAAAGATTAGGATATTCAAGTCTGGGTACAGTAATAAGGTGGAAGATGCTGACATGATAATCCTTGAGGATTATTGGTCTCCAGGTAGAGTAATAGATACATATTATGATGTATTATCTCCAAAGGACATAAAGTATATTGAAACTATGCCTGATTACATAGGTCAGGGAGCTGTTGACCAGATGGATAATATTGATGAAAGATATGGATTTGTTAATCAGAATATGATTGGTGATGAAATAACTGTCAGAGATGGAACCTATTTCTTTGACCCAGCTAATCTATTTACAGAAGGTATTGCAAATTCACTCCTTCCTTATGACTTGGCAGGTAATCTTAGAGTGCTGAGATTATACTGGAAATCAAAGAGGAAGATACTTAAGGTCAAATCTTATGACCCTGAAACCGGTGAGGAAGAATGGAACTTCTACCCTGAGAATTATGTAGTAAATAAGGAAGCAGGAGAAGAAGTACAATCATTCTGGGTTAATGAAGCATGGGAAGGAACCATGATTGGCAATGAAATATTTGTCAATATGAGACCAAGATTGATTCAATATAACAGGTTGAATAATCCTTCAAGATGTCACTTTGGTATTGTAGGTTCAATCTATAATCTGAATGACAGCAGACCTTTCAGTTTAGTAGATATGATGAAGCCATATAACTATTTGTATGATGCTATTCATGATAGACTGAATAAGGCTATTGCTTCAAACTGGGGTTCTATCTTAGAGCTTGACTTATCTAAAGTTCCTAAAGGATGGGATGTTGGTAAGTGGATGTACTATGCAAGAGTAAACCATATTGCAGTTATAGATAGTTTCAAGGAAGGTACTATAGGAGCCTCTACAGGTAAGCTGGCAGGTGCTCTTAATAATGCCGGAAAGGGAATGATTGAGACTAATATAGGTAACTATATTCAGCAACAGATTAACCTTCTTGAGTTTATTAAGATGGAAATGGCTGATGTTGCAGGTATATCTAAGCAAAGAGAAGGTCAAATATCCCAAAGGGAAACTGTAGGTGGAGTTGAGAGGGCTACTCTTCAATCAAGTCATATTACTGAGTGGTTATTTACTATCCATGATGATGTAAAGAAAAGAGCTTTAGAGTGCTTCTTAGAGACTGCAAAGGTAGCTTTAAAGGGAAGAAACAAGAAGTTCCAGTATATATTATCAGATACATCTACAAGAGTAATGGAGATTGATGGTGATGAGTTTGCTGAGGCTGATTATGGTTTAGTTGTAGATAATAGTAATGGCACTCAAGAGCTTCAACAGAAGTTAGATACTTTGGCTCAGGCTGCATTACAGACTCAAACTTTATCATTCTCTACTATCACTAAGCTCTATACATCTTCAAGTTTAGCTGAAAAGCAAAGACTAATTGAGAAAGATGAAAAACAGATTAGAGAAAGACAAGCACAGGCTCAAAAGGAACAACTTGAAGCTCAACAGCAAATAGCTGCTATGCAGCAACAACAGAAAGAGGCAGAACTTCTCCAGAAGGAAGAAGCTAATATAAGGGATAACTCCACTAAGCTTCAAATAGCCATGCTGACAAAGGATGGGGATATTGATGATGGAATTAATGTAGAATATTCTCAAGAGGCTAAGGATAAGCTTCTTGAACAGATAAGAGAGTTTGATGAAAAACTTAAACTTGATAGGGATAAGTTAAATCTTGAGAAAAGAAAAGCTGAAACTGGTGCAAGTATAAAGGGACAAGCTCTAAGAAAAAGAAGTAGTACAACTAATAAATAAAGGATATGAAGACAATAAGAACTTTAAAAATAAGCCCTAATGCTCCTGATACTAACTCAGTATGGCTGTATAAAGGTACAATGAAGTACTTTAACAATGGGGAATGGGAGACTGTAGGAGGTGATTCAGAACCTTATGTACTCCCTAAGGCTACTACCAGTGAAATAGGTGGTGTAAAACAAGCTACTAATGTAGGTGATTTGGCTACTGGAGCTGAACTTGCAACAGTGGTTACTAAGGTAAATGCAATTCTGTCTGCATTAAAGGTGGCAGATATAATGGTTGGAGATTCAAATTAATATACTATGTTTTTTACACAAGAAGATTATAGAAAGATAGAGAAGTGGCTCCTTGCAAACAGTAGGAAAGATACTGATTTTGCGGGAGCTGCAACTCCCCTTAAAGGAAATGAAACTGTAGTTCTTGTACAGAATGGTAAGAATGTTAATGTACTCTTGAAGGATTTGATAGAACAAATCTTTCTGTTAGGAGTATCAGACTTTCTTAATGTTACAGATAAGTATGGTGAATCAAGGATTAGCCTTACTCAAGCTATTCAACTAATACCTTATAAGAGTAGAAAGATTGGTCAAGTTATTACCTTTCTTGATGAAGATGGAGAATGGAAACTATTTCAGTTTCAAGGAGAAAGAGTGAATCAATGGAATAATGCAACTTTATGGGTTGATTTAATTAGGAGACTACAAGATATATCTATTATAGATAGTGAAGATATAACAGCTACTGTAGATAACTTGAATCAAACTTCCTTAACATTTGCAGATAAGAACTATAATACTACTGACTATTCAGGTTTAGGTAGAGTGTATCTTAGAAAGAATATACAAAGGGTTCAGAATCCAAATACAGGTATATTCTATAATACTAATTTGCTTACTCAGCAAATGATAAGTAAAGAGAATACTATCTATATTATACAATATGACTATAATTTAAATGGTCAGACTATAACTATACCTGAAGGTTGTGTGTTACAGTTTGAAGGAGGTTCTATACAGAATGGTACTATAACTAACTATATAAAGTTTATTAAAGCATCCTCTTTGGGATTAAAAGAAGGTCTAAATAATGCTGCTTTAAATGCGAAATTATTTATAGACTATGTTAACTGCGGTATAAAAATAGAATTAGATGGGACTTATCACTTTCATAATAGTACTGAGGCAGTTATTACTAATGATTTGTATATTAAAAATGGTAAGTTTATTAATACTCACTTTGGAACTTCAAGTATATCTTATAAAACAATTAATATAGCTAAGGGATGCTCTGTTATTAGTTTTGAAAATGTATATTTTGATACTACTTTACCTAAAGTAGGAAGATTAATTAATGAGGTTTTTAGAGTGGATAGTACACTAAATAATACTCCTTATATAGAAACATTCTATATAAATAATTGTACTTTAGATGGAGTTAGGCTTTATACTCATAGTTTAAATGATTTTGACTATACTCTTATCCCCTGTGGAATAAAAGAGTATAAAGTTTCTGACTGCTATATTAAAAATAATCTACATGGTGTTATATATATATCTGACTGCCCAATTGGGAATGCTGTTATAAATAATAACATTATATTTAATATGAGTAGGGGGGTATTTCTTTTTGCTACAGAAAACACTTATGTAAATAAACCTATTGCTAATAGTTTGATTTTTAGTAATAATACAGCAGAAAATAATGAAATTAAACAATTAAATGATAAGTGGGGAGCTCAATATTTTACTCCATTACTTGCAGAAGGTTTTAATACTATTGTAGTTAAAGATAATGTATTTAGAAATCTTATAATAGATAGTAAAAATGAACAAGTTTACTGCTTTTACATAGCAGCAACTACTGTTCATATTGAAAATAATACTGAATATAATGTTTTTAATATAGCAAGACAAGACTTAAATGAGGCATTTAAAAATAAATCAGGAGTTAGCAAGTATGTAGAAAATAATAGTTATATTATTGACAAAGAATATTTAATTAAAAATTATAATGAACTTATTGATTATGACTTTGAATCTATCCAAGTTCAGTTTATGAGTATAACTGCTTTAAATACTGAGTCTAATCCTTTAGGCAACTATGTAGTAAATAACAATACTATGATTATTCCCGGGACAATATACTTCATGGATACACCATTATTTGTCTCTAAGGATATGTTTTTTACTAATAATACATTAAAATGTAAATCTTTTAGAGGAGCTATATTTTGTTTTAAACCAAATCAAAGTGGAATATCAGTATTTTTTGAAAATAATATTCTCAAAGCAGAGCCTGTAGATAGTATATTTAGTATATTTTGGATAGGAGATAATACTAACTTCAACCTTTTTATAAGGGGAAATGAATTATATAGAACAAGATTAATATTTACCGGTACAGATAAGTCAACTTCTCTTATAGAGAATAATAATATGTATAATACATATTTATCAGCATTTACAGATTCTAATAATTTAGGATATAATACTATATGTAGAAATAACAAGATTATTAATCCTGAAGGAATGTATTCTTTTTTTAATATTTCTAACTCTAATAATGCTGATGTTGAGTTTGAATTACCTGAAATATTAGGATACCCATTCTTTACTATATTTAGTAATAATGGACTGAATAGCCCGGTTAAAATAGAATATACATGGGAAGAAGAAAATCATAAAGTAGAAGGAGCTATGCTTATTAGTTTCAATATAGAAGATAGAAAAGCAACAGTTAAGCTATCTTCATTATTTGAATATGAATTTAATTTATTTCCGGCAAGTGCTACTACTTATCCAGGTCCTGAATTAGAATATAATGAATTATCAAATGCAAGACTTAGCATTAATCCTGATGGCAAACTTAATTTTATTGCACCTCAGAAAGTTAAAAATTTTAAAGTACATCTTATTAGGAATGCAGATATAGATACTACATTATTTCCTTCAGTTATGGGGGCTTTTTCAACAAGAAATACAAGTCAGTTTGAAGCTATAAAGCCTTCTATAAGATATACTTTATTCTCAAGAGAAAGAAAAAATTACGTTTATAATGATAAAGAAGACTGGAGAAATATAGATGGTACATTATTATCTAAAGTAATAATACTTTAACTAAATCAAGTACTACTTTTACATGCACATGTGAGATATTTTACTTATGTTTGCAAACAATAAAACAATATAGAAATATGGCTTTAAATATAACAATAAATAAAGTAAATGCAGTAGTATCTTTTGCTGCCGGAGCTACAGTAGCAACTGTTGTAGCATCTGGAGGAACTGCTCCTTATATATATAGTTTAGCTACAGGTGGAGATAAGTTTGCTATTAATAGTTCTACAGGAGTAGTTACTACTATTGCAGCTATGGATATAAACAATATTGCCTCCTTTAGTGTAACTGCTACAGATAGTACTACTGGAACTGCTCTTACCGGAACCTCAAGTGTAACTTATCCTCCTATTCAATCTGCAATTCAGAATAGGTTTAATAAAGCTAATGCAATATATAAAGTTACAAAAGATATTACTTTAAGTGGAGGTACTCTTACTATACCGGCAGGATGTACTCTTGATTTTCAAGGGGGGTCATTTGCTAATGGAACTATAGTTGGTAATGATACTAAAGTTATATATAGTAGTAGAATATTTCATGAATCTATAGAATTTAAAGGGACTTGGTTAATACCAAGAATATCCACAGAAATGTTTTATTCATTAGCAGGTGAAAACTCTATCAAAAAACTTATGTTATTATCAAACCCTACTATTCACAATGCTATTATAATTGAAAAGGGGGATTATACTGTATCTGTATCAGCAAATAAGGAAGGAGTTTTAGAATTAAATAGTAATACAGAGCTTATCATTAATGGGAATATTAAATTAGTGGCTAATGAATTCCCAAACTATTATATAATATCATCTAATAACTGCTCTAATATTCACATTAGTGGGAGTGGAACTATTGAAGGAGATAAGGATACTCATACAGGGTCTACCGGAGAGTGGGGTATGGGTATAAATATTAATAATTGTAATGGAGTCATTATAGAAAATATTACTATAAAGCAATGTTGGGGGGATTGTATCTATATAGGCACTAACAGTAAAAATGTTAAGATATTTAATTGCTTTTTATCAGAGAGTAGGAGACAAGGGATTAGTGTAACATCGGCTTCTGAGGTTATAATTGATAACTGTACTATAACTAACATATCAGGAACAGACCCACAGTCAGCTATTGATTTGGAACCTAATGCTAATGAGATTATAACTAATGTTATTATTAGAAATATTACAGTTAGAACTTGTTCCTGTGGTATTATATCTTATAAACTTGATTCTGGAATAATTTCAAATGTAGTAATAAGTAACTGTTATATAGATAATATTACTGCTAATAAATCTACAGTTATCTTATATGGTATAACTAATTCAATAGTAAGGAATGTTATAATAAAAAATTCTCCAGATAGAGGGATTACAGTTACAAACTGTGATGGATATGTTATTGAAGATTGTGTCATTGACATGCTACCTGCTAATAGAGGTATTATACCAACTAAGTCTACAAGAGGAATAATAAGGAATAATATAATAAAAGCTAAAGTTGCTATTAGGGATACCTCAAATGTTGAGATATGTAATAATACTATTATTTGCAATAAAGTGTTTGATAATTTTGGAGAAACTTGTGATAATATTAAGTTTACCGGAAATAAGGTTGAGGGAAAGATGTTAAATAAGTTTAGTAACTCAATAATAGATAAAAATATATTTGAATGTTCTACGGATATTCCATGTGACTTTGTAAATGATGCTAATACAGAATCTTCAACCTTCATAACTAATAATATTATAAAATATACAGGAACTTCAAAGGTAAATTCTGTATGTCATTTAGGTACATGGGGTGCTATATTCAGAGATAATATACTTTATACTAATGATAAAACATCTTATGGAATACAAAATTATGGTGCCAATACAATCATAGAGGGTACAAGAATAATAGGAACTATAAATGGTGGTAGATTAATAGGTCCTATGACTGATGGTTCATATATGACTGCTGCAATGTATAGAAATAAAGGAACAACTGAACAGAGACCAGTTATAGAGGCATCTAATTTGGATGATAGTGCTGTAGGATTTTTATATTTTGATTCTACATTAGGTAAATATATCTGCTGGAATGGTACTGAATGGATTAACATAGATGGAACAGCTTTATAAATAAGATATGAAAGATATACAACAATTAATTAAAAAGAACAGTCAAGAGGGAAGATATAAAGACATCTTCCCTAAGACTTTTATTGATGCAGTCTTAGATAAGGAAAGTGGGGTAACATTGACAGATATACTTGCAATGTTTAATATGCTATTCTTATCTTATAATGGTAGTAGAAGTCAAACAAGGCTACAAGTTCCTTCCAGCCTTAGAAGGGAAGGGTTATGGGTTACTTATGTACTATATGATAAGACAGTAGTTACTGAATGGTATAATGCAGAAGCTATTGATGATACTACCTTTGGAGATAGTGCAAACTGGAGAGATGGTAGTAATGCACTTGTAGGTGATACATCTATATCCTTAGATGGGTATTGGGTAATCAATGGAGAAGTTACTAACATTAAAGCACAGGGAGAAGCCGGTATTACTCCTGTTCTTAGGGTAGGTTCTAATAATCACTTACAAGTTTCATATACTAATGGCAGTAGCTATGCAGATGTATCACCTAATCCTGTATTTACTCAGTTCAGAATAAACAACAATAAACTTGAACAATCTGTTGATTTAGGTAATACTTGGACTATTGCATCTGATTATATTGCAGCATGGTTTAGATTTACAGGAACTGCCGGTAGCAGCCAAGCTGATAATGTTGGTAAGATACAGATTAGTAGAGATAATGGTGCTACATGGTCTGATTTAAGTGGAAAATTTACTAATAGTTTACACATTAAAGGATATGTAGCTACTGTAGATGCTCTTCCTTCTACTGCTGTTCAAGGAGATATTTATGGAGTTGGTCCTACTTATGACTCAAGTGATACTGAACATACTAATCCTATTTATCAATTATATGTTAAGAATAGTACCGGATGGGTTAATAATGGTAAATTTACATCTATAGCTGCCGGAGTAGTTCAAGATACTGGAAATAGTGAAACTGCTGTAATGAGTCAAAAGGTTATTACAGAACAACTTCAAGATATTTTTTCATACAAGGGTCACTTAAGTAATGATGGTGTATTTGTTTCATCTGAGTTTGGTTATGTTACTCCATTTTTAAAAATACCCAAGGAAAATCCTACATTTGTTTGTTACCAGACAGCTTCTGAATATGGGGTAGTTCCATCATTATGTACATATGATAATTTTGGTAATTTTGTTAAGTCTTATTATGTAGATAATACTTCTGGAAATACTGGAGAGGATAAAGGACCCACCACCCTTACTATTAGTAATTTGAGTGCAAATGAAGTACTCATGAGAATAAGACAACATAACCAATCAAATATTAATTATTTTGGAAATTATCAGGCATGTAGATTAGAAAATGCAGATGGTGAAGTAAGTATTAATAATGATATATTAAAGTTCTTAAGTTTTAAAAGAGCTGAACTGCAAATGAATATTGATATTACATCTGGAGCATATCTTACCCCAATCAGTGTTGTAGAGACTCCAAGTTTATCTTATGCTACTATAGATGTTTCCGGATGGTATGGGATTAAAATTTTATTTCCATTCTATGCTTCAAATGGGCAATTAGGAGTTAGATTCTTAGATTCATTAGGTAATATCATCCATAGTGATTTACTTGTAGATGATACACAAGAAGTTATTTCAGTATTAGTTCCGGAAAATGCTGTGACTGCTCAGTTTAATATTGAAAAGACAGTTTGTTATAGAATTTATGATGAACCTTGTACAACTATTAATGACAATATAGTTCCCAAATTAAGTAAAATATTTGGTAAAACCTATCAATTTCTAATGGCAGATGGTTCAGTTACAGATTCTAATCTACAATTATTAACAGACTATATTAAAATACCCTTTGTAGATGCAAATAAAACAAATATAAAAGAGGGTATTTTATTAAACATAGCTGGGAATTTTGGAGATAATAGTTGGGGAGGTATTCATTTTTATGATGAAAACTTTGTATGGTTAGGTAGAGTAATGACTAATTATGGGTATAGGGGATTTAAACTTACAAAAGATATACTTCCGGAAGGAGCATGGTATTTCAGGGTTTCACCTTTACTGTCAGATGGATATATCTTTTCTACAATGCCTTTGACTGGGGTTAATCCACCTATATCTGAAAATGTGGATGATGAACCTATATTATATGGGAAAACTTGGGTTTGTGCAGGTGATAGTTTTTCACATGGGGATTATACAGATTCAGCAACTCCTTCAACAAGTTATTTATTTCAAGAAGGAAAATATAAAGATATGAATAAAGTATATTCAAGGTTTATCGCCCTTAGAAATAATATGAATTTAGTATTAACTGCTCAAAATGGAGCAACAGTTGGTATGTTAAGAACAGACTCTCAATTTTCTAATCCTGATTATAACCCAAGTACTGACCCCCCATCAAATACAAATAATTTCTATTGGGGACAATTAAAGGGAATAACCGGGCAACCGGATTATATAACTCTATGGTTTGGTATAAATGATACAGCAAATTGTGATTTAGGAACTGTAAATGATGAGACTGTAAAAACATTTTATGGTGCACTTAATTGGTCATTACTTTATTTAATTACTAATTTCCCTAAAACAAAAATAGGATTGGTAGTTTCTAATGGGGGTATCGGGGATACCTATAGACAAGCAGTTATAGATGTAGCACAGAAATGGGCAATTCCTTATTTAGATATGAAGGGTGATAGTAGTGTTCCTACCATTTTTGGAGATAGATTAAATCAATCTATTCCTGTAGACCCAAGGGTGGTTTCTTTAAGGAGAGGTACTTTTTATGTTTCTTCAACTAATAGGCATCCTAATGAGTTTGCCCATGAATATGAATCTACTTTTATAGAGAGTTGGTTAAAAACCCTATAATACTGTATTAATTAATAAGTCACTTATACTGTTGTATAGGTGATTTATTTTTATTATGTTTGCACAATAATATAAGGGAAGAGGATATGAAGAAGTATATATTATTTATAATACTAATATTGATGGGGGCTGTAGCTTACCTATCATATCAGAATAAACAATTGACTACTAAGTATGAAACTTCCATTGAGAATGTTAAAGCCTATGATGCTCAATTGAGTGGACTTGAAGGTGATAATAGAGTATTAAAACTAACAGTTGAACAGCTTAATTACTTCAATGATTCAATCATTAAGAAGATGAAAGTGGTCCAGAAGGAATTAGGAATAAAGGATAAGAGATTACAACAGCTTCAATATGAAGTAAGTCATGCACAAAGAACTGACACTATTATCCTAAAAGACACTCTATTTAGAGACCTTCAGTTAAGGCTGGATACTATAGTGGGAGATAAGTGGTTTAAAACTAATCTTCATTTAGAATTCCCAAGTACTATAGCATTGAAACCTGAGATAGAGTTAGAGAGATACACATTCATAAATGGTAAAAGGGAGACTGTGAATCCACCAAAGAAGTTCTTCTTATTTAGGTGGTTCCAGAAGAAGCATACAGTAGTAGAAGTGAATGTAAGGGAAATGAACCCTTATGTTAAGAACAAAACTCAAAGATTTATACAAATAATTGAATAGTTATGATTGAAAGTGGAGTACTTATTACAGCATTAATAGGCATTGTCACCACTTTTACTTCTGGATTTACTGCATGGTTCTTTGCAAGAAAGAAGTATAATAGTGAGGTTGACAATAACCTAATAAATAACATGAAGGAATCATTGGATTTCTATAAGAAATTATCAGATGATAATAGAGAAAGACTTGATGAGGTCCTTAAGAGAAATGATAATCTTGAGGAGGAAGTCAAAGAATTAAGGCAACAGGTGATGTCCTTAATGACAAGTATATGTACTGATTTATCTTGTCAGATAAGGAAGGGGAATTATGAGGAATTATTAAATAAAGAGAGTACTTAATCTTGGCAAGCTTTCAAGAATAGTTGAAGGAGACCCTAATGAAGTTACTGGTAAAATAAAAGATATTCAAATAAGAGGTACAGGAGGAGAAATGGAATCTTTACTTCTTAATCCTCCTATTAAATCATAAGATATGGAATTAACACTTAAAAGAATCTTTAAAGGACCTAAATACACCATTGGACATTTGTTCATAAACGGTGTTTATGAATGTGATACTCTTGAGCCTCCTTATATGGGGACTAAACAAACAGATAGTATTGACAGTATAAGAAATACTAAAAATGGTAATACTGCTATTCCTTCTGGAGTTTATAATATTAATATGGATATTATAAGTCCTAAATTTAAGGATAGGTCATGGGCAAAACCTTTTGGAGGCAAACTTCCTACAATAGAAGATGTTCCAGCCTTTGATAGAGTACTTATTCATGTAGGAAATATAGCTTCTCAATTTGGAAAAAGTGATACTCAAGCTTGTATTTTAGTAGGTGAAAACAAAGTTAAAGGAAGAGTAATAAATAGTACTGCTTGTTTCTATGAACTAATGCCTATTTTATTAAAAGCAAAGCTAAATGGTGAAAGAATATCTATAAAAATAGAATGAAACTGTGTGATATAAAAAGGAATAATCCTTATATATTCAATAGTTGGAGACAGAAAAAGGTAAGAGAGTTGGAACCTCAGAAGAGTGGAAAGATTTTCTTACCTTTTTTTTTTTAATGATGTATCTCCTACTTATAGAAAAGGATTAGTATTAAGAAGGCTATATAAAGATAAACCATTTTCTGAGGAAGCTCCATTATTGAAGGATAATCTAATTCAGTTGACATATAAGGGGGAAACTTTATATTTAAGTGAATTAGCTGATAAATATGATAAGAATAAGATACTTTAGACATAAAGATGATTATAGTGTCAAGGAAGAGACCTACTATAGATGTAGCAAGTCTTAGTAATGTGACTTAACCATAGAAGATATGCTTGACATAATGAATCATCCCTGCGTGTACTGTGGTGATACTAAAAGAATAGGGTGTGATAGGATTGATAACTCTAAAGGGCATACAAAAGATAATGTTGTTCCATGTTGTGTAGAATGTAATAAAGCAAGGAGTGATTATTTTTCATTTGAAGAGATGAAGAAATTAGGAGGAACTATAAGAGAAATAAAGTCTGGAAGATTCAGTAAATAAAGATTTTATTAGCACTATTATAATTGCCACATTTAATAGGTTGTAGAAGTCATAAATCCCTACTATCTTTGCATTAGTTTAATAACTAAAGGAGTAGAAATATGATAGGAGAATTAAGTGAAGACCTCATTATGACAGGGGATGAAATAGATGTAGAGAATCTATTTTCTGATGATGGGGGTGAAGAAGAAACACAGGTAACTCCACCTGCCCCAAAGGAGAAAGAAGAAAAAGAAATTGAAAAAACTACTGAGGAAGAAGAGATAAATCCTGATGATTTATTTGATAATCCAGAGAGCGTAGGTAGTGGAAAAGATAATCAAGAAGAAGAGGAAGATACCCAATCTGAAAAGGACAAAGGTACTTCTCCCAAAACTAACTTCTACTCTTCCATTGCCAGTGCCTTGAAAGAAGAAGGTATCTTCCCTGACCTTGATGATGATACATTAAATGGTATCAAGACTCCGGAAGATTTTGCAGAAGCAGTTGAAAAGACTGTTCAAGCAAGGTTAGATGAAAGACAAAAGAGAATTGATGCTGCATTACAAGCTGATGTAGAACCAGATGAAGTAAGAAGGTATGAACAAACCCTTGCTAATTTGGATGCAATCAAGGAGGAATATATAACTGATGAAACTGAAAAGGGTGAGAGATTGAGAAAGAACTTAATCTATCAAGACTTTAGGAACAGAGGTTATAGTGAAGCCAGAGCTAAGAGAGAGGTTGAGAAATCTTTCAATGCTGGCACAGATATTGAAGATGCAAAAGAGGCATTGGAAAGTAATAGAGAGTACTTTAGTGCTCAATATCAAGACCTAATCAAGGAAGCTCAAGAAGAGGCAAAAGAAAAACAAAGGAAAATTAAAGAAGAGGCTGCACAATTAAAGAAATCAATGCTTGAGGACAAGGAAGTATTTACGGGTATTACACTTGACAAGACTACAAGACAAAAAGCATTTGAGAATATTACTAAGCCTGTCTTTAAAACAGAAGATGGAGAATATTTGACTGCTATTCAGAAATATGAAATGGATAATCCGGTTGAGTTCAGAAAGTATCTGTCTGTATTGTTCACTATGACTGATGGCTTCAAGAATATTGATGGTCTTGTAAAAGGTAAAGTAAAGAAAGAAGTCAAGCAAAGTCTTAGAGAATTAGAACATAAACTCAGTAGTACTGCAAGAAATTCATCAGGTAATCCAAGATATGTTGGAGGAGTTGAGGAAGATACTGAGTCTTATAGTGGAAAGGGCTGGGACCTTGATGTCTAAAAACATATTTATTAATTAAAATAATTTAAAAATGGCTGGTAAATTAGGTAAATTTCAAATGTTAGGCTTCCAACACTGGAGGGGTCTGACAAGTGACAACCACCTTGGAGCTATCTTCCAACAAGCACCTCAGAAGGCTACAAACCTTATGGTACAACTGTTGGCTTTCTATAGAGGAAAGAGCTTGGATACATTCCTTAATTCATTCCCTGTAAGAGAGTTTGAAGATGATAATGAATACTACTGGGATGTTATTGGTTCTTCAAGGAGAAACATTCCTCTTGTTGAGGCAAGAGATGAAAATGGTACTGTAGTTGCTGCCGGAGCAGCTAATGTAGGAGTTGGTACATCTCCTTTCTATCTGGTATTCCCGGAAGACTGGTTTGCAGATGGTGAAGTTATTGTAGGTAACTTGAACCAAGTATATCCATTTAGAATCCTTGGTGATGCAAGAATGGAAGGTACTAATGCAGTGTACAAAGTAGAACTTATGGGTGGTAATACTCAAGGTGTTCCTGCTGAAAGACTGCAACAAGGAGAAAGATTCTCTATTGAGTTTGCTCCTGTAGAAAAAGAACTTTCAAGAAAGGTTGGTGATGTTAGATTCACTTCTCCTGTAAGCATGAGAAATGAATGGACTACAATCAGAATCCAACACAAGGTAGCCGGTAATAAGCTAAACAAGAAACTTGCTATTGGTATTCCTATGGTTAGGAATCTTGAAAGTGGAAAGCAAGTGAAGGACACTGCAAATATGTGGATGCACTATGTAGATTGGGAAGTAGAACTTCAATTTGATGAGTACAAGAATAATGCTATGGCATGGGGTACTTCAAACAGAAATCTGAATGGTGAATACATGAACTTTGGTAAATCAGGTAATGCTATTAAGACTGGTGCCGGTATCTTTGAACAAACAGAGGTTGCCAATACTATGTACTACAATACATTCAGCTTGAAGTTACTTGAAGATGCACTGTATGAACTATCAGCTTCTAAACTTGCAATGGATGATAGACTCTTTGTAATCAAGACTGGTGAAAGAGGTGCTATTCAGTTCCATAAGGAAGTATTGAAGACTGTATCTGGTTGGACTACATTTGTACTTGATAATAACTCTACAAGAGTTGTTGAGAAAGTTCAATCAAAACTTCACAGCAATGCACTTAGTGCCGGTTTCCAATTTGTTGAATATAAGGCTCCTAATGGTGTTAGAGTGAGATTGGATATTGACCCATTCTATGATGACCCGGTAAGAAATAAGATTTTACATCCAAATGGTGGTGTAGCTTTCTCTTACAGATATGACATCTGGTATATTGGTACTATGGACCAACCTAATATCTTCAAGTGTAAGATTAAGGGTGACAATGAGTACAGAGGATACCAATGGGGTATTAGAAATCCTTTCACTGGACAAAAGGGTAATCCTTATATGTCATTTGATGAGGACTCTGCTGTAATTCACAGAATGGCTACTTTGGGTGTTTGTGTGCTTGACCCAACAAGAACTATGTCATTAATTCCTGCAATTCTGCAAGGATAAGCATAAAAATAAAAGGGGAGGAAAATTCTTCCTCTCCTTTTTCTTTTTTAAGATATTAAATGGAGAAGTAATATGGCAAAAGAAGTTAGTAAGATGGTTTTGGATGATGAAGAGATTATGAAGGAAACACCGGTTATACCTGATGTGGATAACCTCTTTGAGGGACCAAAGACAAGAAAAACAAAGAAACAAGCAGTAATAGGGAACAATGATGAACCTATTAACTGCCTAAGAAATGAAAGAGTTATAGTAAGGTTTGTTCCCAAGCAAACCGGTTTAGTTTCAAACCCTAAGCATATCCTATATGGAGGTATGGCAGAGGCAGCAGTAAGATGGTTTACTCTACCAAGATTGAGTTCCGGTATGTATGTAAATGCTCTCACTGATAAAGAGAAAGCCTATCTTGAAGAGATAATGGGTCTTGAATACAATGCTCTATCTATCTACAAGAAGGTAGATAACTTCTGGGATAATTATACAGTAAGATTGACTAAGCAAGATAATTTCTTGAACTTGGCTGACCCTGATGATTATATCAAATATAAAATCCTTTTAGCAAACAAGGACTATATTGCATCTTCTCTTCAAGAGCTGCAAGACAGACCTAAAATGACTTACCAGTTTGTAATTGTACAGGAAGGTGAGGAAGCTAAGACTGCTAAGAAGGAAATGAATGCTGCAATGCAGTCATACATGAAGTTTGGTGAAATTCAAGATGATGCTGATAAGCTGAGAGTAATCATTGAAACTATTGATGGTAGACCTCTTGCTAAGACAACTAAGATTGAATTCTTACATGAGAAGATTAACAAGCTAATTCAAGCTGACCCAAAACTTTTCTTAAGAGTTTCAGAAGACCAGTATCTTGATACTAAAGTTCTGATTAAGAAGGCTATTGAAGAAGGTCTAATTAGTAACAGAGGTGGTATGTTATACCTGAAATCTGATGGTTCTCCTTTATGTGGAAATAATGAAGAACCTACTTTTAGTGTAGCTGCTAAGTTCTTAAGTGCTCCTAAGAGACAGGAATTGAAGTTCAGTCTGGAAGCAAAGCTAAAAGAATAAGGATATGAATGTTAATGAATTTTCTAATGAATTTGATGTACTCTATAACAACATAATGAGCAATGCTGCTCCAGGACTTAATTCTTATGAAAAGTCTGTACTGCTTACTAAGGCTCAAGAAGAGATAGTTAAGAACTATTTTGAACCGGCAGGTAATAAGTATGGAAAAGGATTAGATGATTCACCAAAAAGACAAATAGATTTTTCAAAATTAATAAAGGTAGGACAAGGAGTGCTTAATGAAAGTGCTCCTACTGTCACCTTTGATAAGAGAGCTAAGGTATATGATTTACCTGCTGACTTATTCTTGGTTATAAATGAGGCTGTTGATACTAATGCAGGAACTAAACAGATAGTTCCAATCAGTTATTCTGATTATACAAGGCTTATGTCAAGACCTTACAAGGAACCGGTTAAATATCAGGCATGGAGAATAATTACTCCTTCTATAAACAATATCTCTGTAGAACTAATAGTGAACAGTAATGAAACTATTACAGACTATAAGGTAAGGTATATAAGAAGACCTGCTCCAATTATCACTACTAATCTATCTTCTGAATATGGTGATGTCACAATAAATGGTGTAAGCACTATTTCAGAATGTGAGCTTAACCCAATTATTCATAGTGAGATATTACAGAGGGCAGTTGAATTGGCTAAGGCAGCTTACCAAGGAGATTTGCAAGCAAGTGTTGAATTAGGACAAAGGTCAGAGTAAAAATATGACTAATAAAGAATTTTCTGATGGATTCAGTACTTTACTTAACTCATTTGGTATCACTCCTAATATAACCCTTGATGAATATGAGAAATCAACATTTCTCACTAATGCTCAAGAACAATTGATTATTGACATCTACTCTGGAAGGAATGTTATTTATGGTAAGTCCTTTGAACAGACAGAAGAAATAAGAAGATATTTGAGCAATTTGGTGGAGACCTATGAAACAAGTACCAAGGTTACAGGAAAGCTGGGGTTATCACAAGACTCAGTATTCTTTGAGATACCACAAGATACTTGGTTCATTACTTATGAAGTGGCATTCCTCAAGGATAGTAGATTAGGTTGCTTGGATGGTATAGAGGCAAGTGTGGTTCCATTACCACAGGATGATTTATATAGAGCAAAGGATAATCCATTTAGAGGACCAAGTAAAGACAGAGTACTAAGACTTGATATAAAAGGTGATTTAGCTGAATTAATCAGCAAGTATAATGTGGACAAATATTTAATGAGATATATCTCTCAACCCACTCCTATTATACTGGTAGATTTACCTGATGGACTAAGTATCAATGGTGTAAGTGCTGAAAGTGAATGTGAACTAAATCCTGTAGTACACAGAGCAATACTTGAAAGAGCTGTACAGCTTGCCATAATAAGTAAAACTCAACTGACAGGAAATAAAGAATAAAAACAAAATTTATAAACTAATTAAAAACAATTATTAATTATGGCAGTTTTTAGTATAAATCAAGTAAGACAGCTATATGTTGCAAAGGCTACCAAGAATAGTACAGCAGCCCTTACAACTGCTGGTGATATTGTGCCAAAGGCAGATACAGCTAAAACTACTCTGTATTTTCAGTCTATGTCTCCTGCTGGAATTGTAGCAAGTGATAAGATTGATATTAAGAATATAATATCAGCAAAGGCTACAGCTTCAAAAGATTTGGCTCATAAGTTGGTGAGATACTCAGTTACTCTTGATGCAGATGCTCCTGTAGCAGGTCAGAATTACATCTTGAGATTGGCTTTTAGACAATACATTGGTTTGTCAGAGGAAGACCAGTACTTCAAGTATGGTGAAGTAATTGCAAGAAGTGGAATGACTGCATCAGATTTCTACAAGAAGATGGCTATTTCTTTGGCTAAGAACCTTGAGAATAAGACAGAATCTACTCCTCTTGTGAATATTTACCTTAATAGTGTAGCAGAAGATGGAACTGATGTTCCAGTAACAGCTACCACTAAGGAATCTGACCTTGATAAGGAGGATTATAATAAGATAATCATTGAAGAAGCTGAACAACCTTGGGTTCTTGGTATGATGCCTCAGGCATTTATTCCTTTTACTCCTCAGTTCTTAACTATTACAGTTGATGGTGAAGATAGACTTTGGGGTGTTGCAACTGTAGTTACTCCTACGAAGACTGTTCCTGATGGACATCTTATTGCAGACCTTGAATACTTCTGTATGGGTGCAAGAGGTGACATCTACAGAGGAATGGGTTATCCTAACATTATTAAGACTACTTATTTGGTAGACCCAAGTGCAGTTTATGATGTACTGGATATTCACTATTTCCATACAGGAAGTAATGAATCAGTTCAGAAGTCTGAAAAGACTATTACACTGGTTGCTGTAGATGATGGTAGTCACACTGCAATGAATGCTCTAATTAATGATATCAATACTGCATCAGGGCTTACAATTGCTACTTTATCCTAAGTGATATAGCATTAGAAGGGGCATAGAGACACTATGCTCCTTTTTTTTTATCAATTAAAAATATGAACTATGATACATTTTAATCAGCTTAATATTAGCCCGGATAATAGATTTCTTATAATTGATGTATCCATAGATAATCAGGACTACTTTGATGATGTCCTATTAGATAGTATAATCATTGATACCCAAGATACCTTTGTGATGAATGGACCAAGTGACAATCCTCTTTATGTGTATAATGTAGAGGATGCTTATGATTTAACCTATTCTCTTCCGGAGCAATGTAGTTGCAATCCGGTAAGAGTCAAGGAAGATGAATCATACTGTTTCACTTATGGTACACAACAAATGAAGAATGTAAGACTTGAATTAAGTATTCAAGACTTAAAGGTTTCTCCTTGCAGTACTATGTTCTTTGTGTATGTAAAGTCTAAAGGTACTCCATCTGCTGATACTCCATGTGGGACTGATAAGGACCAAATATTAGGTACTGTAATTAACCTGCAACCTATATACAAACAGACTCTCAGGTATCTAAAGGAAGTAGAATGTGATTGTAATATACCAAAGGGTTTCATTGATATGATACTTAAGTTAAAAGCAATTGAACTTTGTGTTAGAACAGGAAACTATCCACAGGCTATTAAGTACTGGAATAAGTTCTTCATAAATAATAATTGCAAGTCTCCAACCTCTAATTGTGGATGCTATGGATAAAATGCTTGAAATATCTGAGGAAGCCATCACAAGATACTTTACTACTCTATCTCAATTTGGATATAAGAAGTACAGTGATGTAGATAAGATAATTGTTCTCTTCTTCATGGAAGAAATGTTGGCAGGAGAAATGTCTTATTATGTAACACAAGATGATTATAGGCATATAGTAAATGCACTATACTGTCTGGCAGGAAGTACTTGTATGATAGACTTTCCAATGTTTGAGAGCTATGATACTTTGGTTCATTCTAACAATAGAACTTTTGTACCAAGAATAACAGAGGATAGTATATTAAGAAGTACTGAGGATGATAACTTTAGAGTAGAAGCATAATCTTTATACCCTGAATATAAAAATAGTAAAACTCTTGTAGATGTAATTGTTTTAGATTATATTTGCAGGAGTTTTATTGTATAGACATGATTAAAAGACCTTTAGAGACATGGATGAAGCTACTAAAAGTAAAAAGAAACCTCTTGGTTTTGGGGATAAAGTATCTAAAGCAGGATGTTGCAGAGGTGAATGCAAAAGTGTTAAAAATTTTAAATGGAAATATAAGGAGGAATAAATATGACTTATAGTGAGATTATATATATGTGTATGGACCAGTTAAAATTGTCCAGTGATGACTCATTTTACACTAAAGACCACATACTATTTTTAATAGTAAAGCTAAGGAGCTTTCTCTTAAAACAAAGGTACTCAGACCTTAGAAAACCTATACCAGACAGTAACTATCAGAGTATATGTTTAGACCTTATTGAGGTTCCAGCCATTAGTGGAGAACCTTGTGAAGGTAACTCCTATTTAAGAAGTAGGAATAAGGTTCCTACTACTATGATGATAGGTAATCCAAGAGTATATCCTATGGACTTCTATCAAGGTGAGATTACTTATATAAGTAGGGATAGAATGAGATATGTAGGTTATAATAAGTTCCTGAGAAACATAATCTATTGTTCAAAAGCCCCTGATGGTTATTTGTATTTTAAATCATGGAATCCTCAATTCCTGTATCTTGAAAGAATAAGGTTTAGTGCAATCTTTGAAGATGCTAAGGAAGCATCAGAATTGGCTTGTCCGGAAGAGAGTGGTACAATATGCAGGTTAGAGGATAAGGAGTTCCCATTGGAAGACTCACTTGTGCCTCCCTTGATAGAACTTGTAGTTAAAGAATTAAGAGGTCCTGAATTTATGAAGGAAGATGAAGATAATAATGCAGAGGATAATCTGCCTGATTCAAATAGATAATGGAGACACTGGGAGAATTTAAAAGGAGGATAAAGAAGGTCAACCAACCAAGAGAGTATAAAGTAAGGAATTCATGGGGTGTATATGATGGATATAAGTATTATAGAAAGAATAAGCCTGATAGTAAGGAATATGTTCTTACTGAGTCACAATATTTTTCTATCATAAGAAAGATAAACTTACATTTGGTTGATGAATTATTACTGGGTCATGATGTTAGACTTCCTAAATCAATGGGCACTATTGAGATAAGAAAGTATGATAGGAGAATAAGGTTAGGAGAGGATGGAAAGATTCATACTAACCTTCCCATAGACTGGGATAAGACACTCAAACTCTGGTATGAAGATGAAGAGGCTTTCAAAGATAAGACATTAGTTAGAGTAGAGGAGAAAGAAATCTTTAGGGTATATTACAATAGAGGGTCAGCTACCTACAACAATAGGCCTTACTATGAATTCTTATTCAACAGAGATTTAAAGATAAGACTTAAACAAAGAATAAAGGAGGGTTTAATAGATGCTCCTTACTTAGAAAAGAAATTAAGATATGGTTAATAATGTTAGCTATGTAAATATAAGAGTAGTGCTTGACAGATTACTAAGACACCCACTACTTACTGACCTCAATCTTGAGACAGCTATTCAATATACATTGGACTTTATTAGTGCAATGGGACTTCCTAATGTCTATGTTGATAAGATGGAAACAATAGATATTAAGGAGTATAGAGGTGAGTTGCCCTGTGATTTAATCTCTATTAATCAGGTCAGATTACACAAGAATGGAATGGCACTTAGAGCAATGACTGATAATTTCAATGCCTATCCTACCCATGACCATAAGGAAGGAGATTGGTGTGAGAGAGGAGAGCCTTCTTTCAAGACACAAGGTAGGGTAATATTTACTTCAATAAGACATGAGAAGGTGGATATTAGTTATAAAGCTATTATGTTGGATGATGAAGGTCTTCCTTTAATTCCAGATAACTCTATCTTCCTTAAAGCACTGGAACTATATATCAAGAAGGAGTGGTTCACTATTCTTTTTGATATGGGTAAAATAAGCCCTGCTGTACTAAATAACACCCAGCAAGAATACGCATTTAAGGCTGGACAGTGTAATAATGAATTTGTGATTCCTTCTGTATCAGAAATGGAATCAATTACAAATATGTTAAATCAAATGATTCCAAGAGTAACTGAGTTCAGAAGAGGATTCAAGAACTTAGGAGACAAGGAATACCTGAGGGTTCATTGAGTTTTATATTATGAGATGGAAAAATGGAATGGGCTATATAAGTTCTCCATATTTCTTTGGTGCTATAGTTAAATATGGTTGGATTAATATTCAACATGAAATACTATTCTCTGATTTAGAGGAGGAGGAAGCTAAAGAAACGGAGAAAAGACTTATTAGAATATATAAAGAACAATAATATAACTCATGATTTTCCTTCAATATTAGTTGCTTCTAAACTCTTAAATGTTCCTACTACCTCTATAGGAAGACACTTAAGGAGTGGTAAACCTTATAAGGGATATTTGTATAAATATAAAGATGAATAAATATGGCACTAAAGAAAGAACAACACTTTTTTAAAGGGTTACAAAGAGACTTATCAGTCTCTAAATTCAATCCGGAATATGCCTTTGATGCTCAGAATATCAGAATAACTGCAAGAGATAATAATACTCTTCTTACTGTAACTAATGAGAGAGGTAATAAGGAGATACCATTACAATCTCCTTCTGGAGACCCTGTAGTTATTGATGGGATATTACTTGGACAGAATGTGCTAAATAATTATGTAACCTTATTTACAAAAGGTACAAAAGATAATATCTATAGACTTGAAAATAAAGGTACCTATTTTGAGACTCTACTTCTATTCTCAGGTAATCTTAATTTTAGTACAGACTATCCTATTGAGAATATTGGTGTATATGAAAATGATAATATTCAGAAGATATATTGGGTAGATGGATTAAATCAACCAAGAGTTATTAATATTGTATCTGACTCTGCAACAATAGAAGAATGGAATAATAGTTCATTTGATTTTATTCCGGAATTGAAGTTGGATGAAACAATCACTGTTACCTCCAATCTTAAGGTAGCCAGCAAGTTTCCTTCCGGAGTAGTGCAATATGCCTTCACTTACTATAATAGGAATGGCTCTGAAAGTAATATTATATATCAAACACCTATATACTACACTCATGCAAGTAATAGAGGAGGGAGTCCGGAAGAGATAGGTTCCAATAGTTTTGATATAGTTATAAGTAATCCTGATACTAATTTTGATTATATAAGGATATATTCTATATTTAGAACAAGTATAGATTCTACCCCAGTTGTAAGAAGAGTGGCTGATTTGGATGTTATTGGTTCAGTAATCAGATATACAGATAATAATACAACAGGAAGTAGTGTAGATAGTACCTTACTACTTTACATAGGTGGTGAAGAAATAATTCCTCACACCATGACTCAAAAGGACAATACTTTATTTCTTGGAAATATTCACATAAAAACTTTATTGTTCTCAAAGGAAGCAAGAGAGAGTGTGAAGGGTTCTGTCGTATTTGGTAATAAGCTTCTTGATACTGGTGAAAGAACTAATTTAACTTATGATTATAAAACCCAATTAAATAATAATAGTTACCAGATTACATCATTTAAAAGAGGTGAAACTTATAGGTTCGGGGTTCAATTCCAAAATAAGAGAGGTAAATGGTCAGAAGTATTATATATAGGAGATAGCAAGGTAGATACTTACCCTAATGTAGATTCTAATAACTTATCTGTTAAATTAAGTTTGGTAAAACCTTACTATACTATACCAAAGAGTGTACTTGATGAAGCTAAAGCTCTTGGTTATATAAAGGCAAGGGGAATGATAGTAGTTCCCACAAATAGTGATAGAACTATATTGTGTCAAGGTGTAGTATGTCCTACTCTATGGACAAATTTAGACAGAGAATCTAATAGTCCTTATGCAGTATCATCTTGGTTTTTTAGACCTTTTGTTGATGAAGCTAATAGAGATGATTCTAATGATGTGAAGGCAAATAATGGAACTTATGCTCAATATGTTGATTATGATAGTATCAATCCTGTATATCCTGATAGGACTACTGAGATAGGGGTAGAAACTTTAAAGACATTAGCAGAAGGTAGTACAGAAGTAAATGACTATTTAGTAGATAGTAGTATTCTTACATTTCATTCTCCTGATATAGAATTTGGAGATATAAATACAGCAAATACTAACTTAGGCTGCCAATTTATAGGCTCTGTTGCATTACATTCCGGTATATCTTATAGGTCTGTTCTTGCAGAGAGTACAGGGGTTCAACCTACTTTAGATTATGGATTTTATAGTAAGTTCCCACAGTATGAAAGACAAACTGTTTTTTCAACAAATAAAGGAGGTAGACTTCTTTCTTCCGGGTATCATTGGATGGGAATCCCCTTATTAACTAATGATACTCAAAAAGTTTACAAGAGTAACTGGGCATGGTTAGTATCACCTTGGCAAAGACAAGGCTCATTAATTAATGATTTTAGATATGAAGGTAATACCTATTCTAATTTGAAATCAAATAAATTGGGTAATTTGAGAACAAGTTATTCTACTTATTTCACTCTGGGATTAACAGAATCTTGGGTTCCCCCTGCCGGTATATCAAATGTAGAGATAGTAGATTCTAACGAAGTTACAGCTACTTCAATAGTTAGGAATGATGAGTCTCTGTTATACTATGGTAATGTTGATAAAGTAATACCTCCCGGTTCTAAAACAGAAGGTGTAGGTTCAGATATTGGTGTTGTTACTAATAGTTATGAAAATATAAAAACTATAAATCAATTATATAATGGTGAGTCTGAAAATACCACTTTTGTTAATAAAATTACTATACCGGTATTAGGACCTGTCAATCTTAAAGATTCTGAAAGATATACCAATAGTCCTGTAAGCATCAAATATAAGTCTGGAAAACATGCTGTATTTGCTTTAAACAAGCAAAATGGTAATAGGGTTATAATCCCTAACAGTAATACAAATCATGACCATACAAAAGATAGAAGTGCTATATTCAGTACCTTTAGTACCGGATATTCAGGGTTATGGCTTGTAGAGTTGACTCAGACTATAGATGAGGATAATAGATTTGGGGGTAAAACAGAAGAAGCTCTGTTAAATAACAGGTGGATAGTATCTGGAGACCCAATTGATATTAATAACAGTGGTAGAATAGAGTTTCTTCAAGGTGATACCTATCTTCAAAGATATGATTGTCTAAAGACATATCCATTCACCTTAGAGGATATGAATACTGTAGTTGAAATGGTATCATTTTATTGTGAAACTCATATCAATATAGATGGTAGGTATGATAGAAATAGAGGAAATGTTACCAACTTAGCTATTACTCCTTCTATATTCAATCTTTATAATCCAATTTATTCCCAGAGTAATAACTATTTTACTTATCAATATTTGAATGAAATAAGTAGTCTTAATGATTTTCCTAACAGTATTACATGGACTGAGGAAAAAATACTTGGTAATGAAGTGGATAATTGGACTAAAATTAATGTTGCAACAACATTAGACCTTGATGGTGATAAAGGGGAAGTAACCTCCTTGAACACTTATAATAATGAGATATTCTGTTTTCAGAGAAGGGGGTTAAGTAATATTTTATTCAACAGTAGAGTTCAGATACCAACCTCTGATGGGCTGCCAATTGAGATTACTAATGGATTGAAGGTAAGTGGTAAGAGGTATATAAGCAATACTATAGGCTGCACCAATAAGTGGTCTATTGCAGAATCTCCTTCTGGACTATACTTCATAGATAATGAGACTAATTCATTATATCTATTTAATGGAGAAATAGTCAGTCTATCTGATAAGTTAGGATTTAGACAGTGGATTAGTGCCCATAATGTTCATGTAGACTGGGAACCTGTTGGTTATAACAACTATAGGTCATTCTATGACAAGAATAATAATGATGTATATTTTACTTATAAGGACCACTGTCTATGTTATTCAGAGTTGATTAACCAGTTTACTTCATTCATGAGTTATGAAAGGGTTCCTGCTATGTTCAATGTAAGCAGTGAGTTCTATGCCTTCAAGGATGGTAAGATGTGGGAACAGTTTACCGGAGACTACAATATGTTCTTTGGTGAATATAAACCATTCAGTATTACCTTTGTAGCTAATGCTGAGGAACCAAATGATAAGATATTCAATACAGTAGAGTTCAGAGCTGATAGTTGGGATGGTGATAACTTGATAAGCAACAAAACCTTTGATACTCTTGATGTATGGAATGAATACCAGCATGGTACTACCCCTCTTACTAATATACTTGGACATCCCTCCCCATTAAAGAAGAAGTTCAGGGTGTGGAGGGCTAATATACCAAGAGCAATAGTAAATAATAGAGATAGGATAAGAAACACTTGGGCTTATATTAAGTTAGGAATGAATACTCCTAATACATATAGAACAGAGTTTCATGATGCTATTGTTCACTATTTTGCATAATTAATAGGAGTCCATAAAACATTTTAGTTTGTGGACTCTTTCTTTTTTAATTAAAGGCTTTGTTTATTCAACACCTTTTTATACATTTGCAATAAAATTAATTATACTATGGCTAAGAAAAACATTAAAAGAAGAAGCAATATGCCTTCTAATATGTTTGAGAATGGAGGTAAAACATGGGGGCAGCAGTCCTCAGGACAATTCTCAAATGCCTTTAAAAGGGAGAATCTTGGCAGTTCTATAGGAAGTATTGGAGGTGCTATTGGTGGTATGGCACAAACTGGAATATCTAATGCGCAAATAGCAGATACCAGTGGAATTGAATCCCAAATTGAAGCTCAAAAGAACATGACAATAGGAGCTTCATCCAATGAAGATTTGCTAAGTGAATGGGGTTCATGGACTAAAGTTAAAGATGACTATACATGGAGAGATGTTAGAGGAGGAAATACTGGGCAGAGACTGACCGGTACTTTAGGAGCTGCTGGTCAGGGAGCTGCTGCCGGAGCATCTGTAGGAGGTCCTATTGGAGCTATTGTTGGTGGTGTAGTAGGATTAGGTTCTGCTATTGGAGGATGGCTTGGTGGTAACAGAAAAGCTAAAAGAAAAGCCAGAAGATTGAATAGAGAAGCCAAAGAAGCCAATGAAAGAGCACTTTCTTCTTTTGAAGAAAGAGCTAATACTATAGATGCCCAAAATGACTTTAACATATTGGCAAACTTCTCTGCTTATGGTGGTCCACTTGAATTTGGTAGTGGTGCAATAGGCTATGAGTTTGATAATAGATACTTAAATAATCAAGAGATGAGTGCAATTGCTAAACAAAGATTGACCTCTCTTCCTAACTCATTTCAAACATTACCGGAGATGAATACATATAATGCTTTTGCAGAAGGTGGAGGTATTCATATCAAGAAGAAAAACAGAGGCAAGTTTACTGAGTACTGTGGAGGTAAAGTAACAGAAGCATGTATTAGAAGAGGAAAGAACAGCTCTAATCCTACTACAAGAAAGAGAGCTGCTTTTGCACAGAATGCAAGAAATTGGAATGCTTTTGGAGGATGGTTGAATACACAAGGTGGAGACTTTACTAATGGAGTTACATTTATTGATGAAGGAGGTTCTCATGAAGAAAATCCTTATCAAGGAATCCAAATAGGAGTTGACCCGGAAGGTGCTCCTAACTTAGTTGAGCAAGGTGAAGCAGTTTATGATGATTATGTATTCTCTGACAGAATGGAGATACCTGATGATATAAGAAAGGAGTACAAGTTAAGAGGTAAAACCTTTGCTAAGGCTGCTAAATCTGCACAAAGAGAAAGTGAGGAAAGACCTAATGACCCTTTAAGTACAAAAGGTTTACAAGCTGCTATGGAAAGAATAGCTGAGGCTCAAGAAGAGGTAAGAAATAGGGAGAGGATAAAAAATATTAAATCCAACAGATTTGATAAAGGAGGTCCTATAAATCCTGCTCCAATATTTACTAATCCTTATTTGGAAAATTCTGAATTGCCTAATGAGATTGGGGGATTTACTGCTTATGGTAATGCTCCTATGACTAAGGAAGAAAGAGGTAGAAAGAGGCAGACATGGACAAGATATGCACCAATTATAGGCTCAGGTTTAGCAAGTCTATCAGATTTATTCAGTAGACCAGACTATGGTAGTGCTGATATGATAGGTGGAGTAGGCTTAGGTGCTGAGGCAGCAGGGTATGCTCCTATTGGAAACTATCTATCTTATAGACCTTTAGATAGGGATTATTATATTAATAAGATGAGTCAACAGGCTGCTGCCACAAGAAGAGGTTTAATGAATACCTCAGGTGGTAACAGGCTTAATGCTCAGGCTGGAATACTTGCTGCTGATTATAACTATGGTCAAAACATGGGTAATTTAGCAAGACAAGCAGAAGAATATAATCAACAGTTGAGAGAGAGAGTTGAGGCATTCAATAGAGGTACTAATATGTTTAATACTGAGACTGGACTTAAGGCTTCAATGTTTAATGCAGAATCAAGAAATGCAGCTAAGAGAGCAAGATTAGGACAGGCTACAACTGCTGCTCAGATGAGACAGGCTATTAAAGACCAAGATGCTGCAAGAAGAAGTGCTAATATAACTAATTTCTTACAAGGATTAGGTGACTTAGGCTGGGAGAATGAGCAGAGGAACTGGGCAGATACATTAGCTAAATCAGGTGTATTCAAAATAAATACAAGAGGAGAATATACTGGAGGAACTAAGAGAGCTAAAGGTGGTAAATTAAAAAGAAAGAGAGGTACTTATGCCTAATTTTAGTTTTGTAAGTAATGCCAGGTTCAGACCCTTCAATTACAATGAGCTTATACAACCTTTACAAGCATACACTCAAGAATATAATACTATTCAAGAGGGTATGGGTGAATTAGGAACTAAAGCAGATGTCTTTGAGAGAATGGCTAATGAACAGACAGACCCACAGGCTTATGCAATATACAAACAATATTCTAATGACTTGGCTAAACAAGCTGAGTCATTAGCTAAACAAGGACTTACTCCTGCAAGCAGGCAAGGATTGATTGATATGAAAAGAAGATACTCTTCTGAGATTGTTCCTATAGAACAGGCTTATAAGAGAAGACAGGAGTTGATAGATGAACAAAGGAAATTACAGGCTCAGGATAGTACACTATTATTTGATAGACCTGCTTCTACACTTTCCTTAGATGAACTTATAGCTAATCCAGCCTTATCACCACAATCCTATTCTGGAGCACTATTATCCAAACAGGTAGGTACTGCTGCACAGAATTTAGCTAAGGAAGTAAGAGAAAACCCAAGAAAGTGGAGAACAATCTTAGGTAATCAATATTATGAAACCATCATGCAGAAGGGATTCAGACCTGATGAAATTATGCAGGCTGTACAGAATAATCCTGAGGCTTCTCCTATACTTCAAGGTATTGTGGAAGATGCAATAGGAAGTTCCGGTATTAGGAATTGGAATGATGAGAATATCCTTAATAGAGCTTATGATTATGCAAGACAAGGTTTGTGGAATGCAGTAGGTGAAACTCAATATCAAACTCTTTCTAATAAGGCTTATGATTATGCAATGCAGGAAAGATTAGCCCAAGCAAGAAAGAAAGGTACTAAGGAAGATGTGCAAAGTCCTTATTTCAGAAGTTCCGGTGTTACCAAGGTAAAAGATGTAAATGTTGAGAAGAAAAAAGATGATATAGCATTTATACAAGGTGTAAGGAATGGTACTATAAACTTGGATGAAACAGCACAAAGAGTTGTTGGTTCAGACCCTCTTGAGTTATATGGAACAAGGGGGCACCTACAAAGGACACCTGGAAAGGTAGAAACATATAAACCTAATCAAGAAAGAATTTCTAACTTGATGAAAGAGTATGGAATAAGAAACTTGGGCCAAATTGAGGCTAAACTGAATAGTGATTTGAATAAATCTGCAATGAGGGAAGTAACCTATATAACCTCTATAACAGACCCAACTCTAATTTCTAAAACTATCAGAGAGAATGCAGCTTCAATATCAAGAAGAACTGATGGAAAATCCGGAATATATGAACTTGATTCTAACAAGAAAGGAGATATGCTCTCCTATAAAGATATAAAGGATTATTTCAATGAAGATTCTCAGATTGAATATGACCCTAATTTAGGAATTGTATTTACAGGTACTAATAGCAAGGGTGATACTAAGAATTTCCTTCTTGACCCGGAAGTTGTAGCTGGAGAAACAAAGGTATATGAAGATGGTATAAGAAGAAATGTCATTCAAAACCAATTGATGTTGATTAATCAAGCTATAGAAAATGAAGATGTTGAGGCTCAGAGACATTATATAACTGAGTTAATGAATGATATTTACAGTAGATTTAATTCCATTGCTAAAAGAGAAAGTAATACAGATTCAAATATTTAATTATGAGTATAGATAGAACAGACCCTACTCAAGCTGGAATCTCTGGCTTGAGAGGGTTAAATACCAATGAAGGAAAAGAAAGACAGTTTCAAGAAACCGGTCTTAGCAGTTCTCCTGCTGAGTTCAAAATTAGGCAGAAACAGAACTTTGAATCCCCATATCAAGAAGTTTATAGAGAGGGAGTAGGGGAGAGTGTGTATGACACTGGTATTACCTCACTAACCCAACTTGATAATTTAGCCAATACAAGAGGTGAATTGCAACCTTGGTATGCTCAAATAGGAGCTGGTTTAGCTAAGGGTGCTGTTCTTGCAGGCACTACATTTGCTGATGGTATTCTTGGCACTATAGTAGGTTTAGGTAATGCAGCAGCTACAGGAACATTCTCAGGCTTTTGGGATAATCCTTTCTCAAATGCAATGCAGCAGGTAAATGAATGGTCAGAATCAGCTCTACCTAATTACTATACTGATGCAGAGCAGAATGACCCTTGGTATGAGAATATATTCTCAGCTAACTTTATTGGAGACAAGTTCCTTAAGAACTTAGGTTTTGCTGTTGGTGCTGCCTATTCTGGTAAGATTAATGCCGGTGCCACCTCAAGATTACTTGGTCTTAATAAAGCAAGACAAGCATTCAAAGGTGCAGTTACAGCCTCAGGTGAGGCTCTTAGCCCTAATGCAGCTTTACAAGCTTATAGGGAAGGAGATTTATTCCTTGATGGTGTAAGGCTTACTGAGGAATTAGCAAGAGATGCTAAGAAACTTAAGATGGCTGAGCCTACTCTTAAACTTACCGGTGCTTTCTCAGGGGCATTAGGTGAAGCAAGAATTGAGGCTATTCAAAATAGTAAAGACTGGTTTGAGCTTCACAAACAACAACTTGATGATGCACAAGCTAAAGTAGCAGCACAAGAGCAAGAAGCTATGCTTAGAGAGTTTCCTCAATATAGTAGTATGCAAATTGACCCTGATGGAAATGTAGTGGAAACCCTTACTCCGGAAGGACAAGCTATGTTACAGGCAAGAGTAGATGCTAAGTTTGATTACAAAGGTGGGCTACAGAAACTATCAGAAGATAGGGCTAAGATGGGTAATATAGACTTTGCTCTAAATATTCCACTACTTACTGTATCAGATGCTTGGCAGTTTGGTAAGTTCTATGCAGGTGGATATAATACAGCTAAAAAGGGTAGTCAGATAGTAAGGGCAGTTGCAGAGGATGGTACTGTAAGTTATAGTGCAGCTAAACCTTCTGTACTTAGAAATGCCTTGAAGATTGCAAGTAAGGGTGTTGCAGAAGGTCCTTATGAAGAAATGGGACAGGCTGTTGCAGGTAAAGTTGCAGGATATAAATATGCTTCTGAACTCAATGACTTCTATGGAGCCAAGATAGACCCGGATGCAGAAAGTGAAACTATTGACTGGCTACAAGCTACTGCAAAAGCTATACAGCAAACCTATGGTACTGTTGAAGGATGGGAAGAAGGTTTTATTGGTGGTTTAACCGGTTTAGTAGGTATTCCGGGCTTTAGAAGTGCAAAGAATAGTGAAGGTGGTTTCCAATCCCCAGTGTATCTGCAAGGTGGTATTAAGGAAGATATTCAGGAGATAAGAGAGAGAAGTGAACAAGATGATGCTATTGTATCTCAACTGAATAATAGAGTACAATCACCTGAGTTCCTTAACTATTATCAATCAGCTATCAGACATAATGCCTACCAGAGACAAATGGATGAAGCTGCTGATAACTTTGAGTTTAAGAATGCTGAACACAACCAGCTTATTAGTGATGTTATCATGTTTGATAAGGCAGGAAGAATCAATGACCTATATGATATAATTGAGGAAGCCGGTAATATAAGAGAAGAAGATGTTGAACAGATAAGACAACTCACTACTAATCAGAAAACCGGTACATCAGTATATGATAATATGACTGATGCAGAAGTAATTGAGCAAGTTCAAAAGCAAACCCAAGAGACTAAGGAAGCTGTAGATAAATATAGAAAGATTAGTCAGGACTTACAGGTTAAGATTGGTGATTACTTTGATGAAGATGGTCTTGAAGAGATGACTTACTACTTCTCAAATATTGATAACCTTGAAAACAGGTTTAAGTCAGTACATGAAGATATAAAGGACAGACTTCAAGGAGTACTTGATGCTTCAATGGATAGGGAGTTTATTAGTGACAGTGATGAAAATAAGATTAATAGGTTATCAGACTTCTTAAACTTCTCTCCTGTAAGACTGATTAATGAACTTGCTGATTCAAAAGAAGCTCAATTATATATCTCTTTATTAGATAAGGTATTACAGGCTGGCCCTAATAAGCAGGATATAATTGATGAAGTTAATGACCTTCACAAGATAGCTGAAAGAAGACTTGATTTCATTGATAAGTATGACACTTATCTTAGAAATCCTCAAGCTCTGCAACAGAAGCAAGAGAGACAAAGAGAGAATATCATAAGTGAGAATGAAAGACAAGAGGCAGCTAAGACTAAGGATGCAGCATTAGCTGCTACTAACCTTAATGAATTCAGAGAAGCATTGAATAATGAGCCTGATTCATCTAAAAGACAACAGATTCTTGATGAACTTGAGAATGAAGGTAATAAGATGGCTAAGGACTATAAGGAAGTTCAAATGTATAATAGTGAAGTAAGCAGGGCAATAGATAGGCAACCTATCTCTCCTGAGGCTAAAGCTAATGCACAAGAACTACTTAGAACTCAACATGAAAATGCTAATAATCTTGAGGAAATGGCTAATCCTAACTCAGTATTCATTAATAATCCGGAAAGTCTGTATGATGAAAATCTGCCGGATGATTTGAATATGATGAATTTTGCTGAGGCTCAGTATGGACTTCTATCTGCAATGAGTGAGGTTAATAATGACCAAAGATTCAAAGCAAGGTTCCCTTCTGAATATCTAAAGCCAGTTGAGAAAACAGATGGTACAAGAGGTACTACATCAAAAGACACAACCGGAGATAGTGGTACACCTACAGTTCCACCGGTTAATGCCGGACCGGTTGATACTTATGAACCTCCTGTAGGTAACATTACTCCTCAAATGGTAGCTGAGGAAAATAAGAAAGCCAATGAAAATGCTCCTACTCCTCAATCATTAGATAGGGATGCAAAGGGTAAGAGGCAGTATTATAGACCTACTATTCCTGAATTGCATATTAATGCAAGTAAGGATGGAGATTTCAGACCTTTCAATGTAGTAGTTGCTGAGAAAGAGAACTTGAACTTTGATGAACTTTATAACTATCTTAGAGATAATAGAGCTTTCAGTTATGTAAATGAAGGTAATCTAAAGGTAGGTGATGAACTTGGCTTCATGATTGACCCTGAATTTAATGACCATACAATCTTTATTGTAGACAAGAGAAACAACCAAATAGTAGGTTCATTAGATGAAAGTCAGTATGCAGTAGATAGATATGAAGGTTTATCAGGTTTAGAAAAGAAGATAAGAAGTGAGTACAAAAATGCTAATAAGATACAGAAGCCCTCTTATTTTAACTCAATGGTTAAACAATTAAAAGATAAAAAGGCTAATTGGGAATATTATAGAGATGACGTAAATAGAGTATATAATGGAATAGAATATGTTACTGGTCAAGGATATCAAGCTACTCTTGAACCATCTATTAATTTTGCTATAGATAGTGGAGTTTTACCTAAAAAATATAAGAAATATTTGGGAAAAACCAGAGAAAATACTATTGAAAAAGAAGATTTACAGGAGATTATAGATGAATTAAAAAAGATAGGAATAAATAGCCCTTCAGAACTACTAAGTTATGTAAATCAAAATAGCAATGAGTTGAATAAATTCATAGCTACTCCTACCACAAGAGTATCTCAGATAATGGTTGGTAGAATACCTTATGGTACAGAAGAAAGAAACATGGGAGAAATACCTAATGTAAGTGCAAGTTCTATCTTTGGTATTGTAAAGAATGGTATCCTATCCACTAATGGTAGAATTAGTGATGATTTAATCATCAAGCCAATGGATATGAGCCAAAAGGAAGGTAGGATGTATATCCTTATTCCTAATGCTGCCGGTAAATATAGTCCTGCTGCTGTAAGGGTTAAGCACTTCAATGAAAGTGAATATAACCCGGAAGATGTTACTGTTAACTCCACTCCTTTATACAAGAATATAAAGAAGAGTATTGATGCTTTAGCTAATGCTTTTACAGAGGAAGATGTTAATAATGCAGTAAAAGATTTGGCAAGAAGTCTATATATTGGTGATGTTCATATTGACTATATACAAGGTAAGAATGGTAATGGTATCAGGTTTACCAAGGTTCAGAGAGATGCAAATAAGAATGAAATCTATGATGAAATAGATGGTAAGAGAGTCAGAAGAGAAGATGCAAGAACTGTATTCTTAACTGAAAGATGGGACCCTAATGTTCTCTATGAATTAGGTGGAGAGGGTGTTAAAACCCAGCCTGATACAAGAGATTCACAAGAAGTAGCCAGTGAAATACAAAACATTTTAATGGCATTCAATCTTCCATTACAGGTGAATTTAGGTATGCTTAATAAGGGAGGCTACAATAACATGTTACTCTCTTCTGGAGTAATGACATCCAATATAATAGATGCCAGTGTAAAAAGTAACTGGTTTACAACAGATTACTTTGATATACAAGGCAACTTACAACAAGCTCTAAACCCTGCATCAGTTAAGGCTGAGGAAGGCAGAAAGATACAAACTCCTGTAGGAGGTACAGAAGGAGCTATTGCAGGAACTACAGTTTCATTTGATAATACTACATACCATGTAGATTTGACTTCAAATACTGTAAGAGATAATAATGGCAGAACTCTTAACTCTTTCCCAGAGTCTATTCTTGATATGGCTTATATACAAGAAAACTATGGGGATGCTCAGAATGGTTCTATGATGATGGGGGGTATCACCCTCCTCCCTAATGGTAAGGTTCTGAACAGAAATACAGGCCAGTATGTAACTGGTGCTGCATCAGATAAATTCAAACAGAAATTAGCTGATAGAAAGAAGACTGTAGCTGACTCTAAGAAAGTTATAGACCAGATTGCAGAGAACCAAACTAAGGTTGATAAGACAAGAACTGATGGTGAGTTCTATTATATACTTGAGGATGATGGTGAATACCATGAATATAAGAGGGTACATTCAGTATTAGGAAGTAATTGGATTGAGTCACCTAAACAGACTGAAGCTCTACAGGATTTAAGAGTTAATCTCTCAAAGAATGCAGATAATATAACACAATTCAATAACTATCTTAAGAACTTAAGTAACCATTATGGTGTAGACCTCACGGCCTTTGAGGGTAAGATAGATGCAAGAAGTAGAGATACTATTGTGAATATAGTAAGAGATAAGGTGTCTGGAACTAATTCACAAAGAGCATTAGAAGCAGGTACTTCTGTAGATAGTGTAATCAGAAACTTCTTCACATCAAGTGAGATGCCGGTTAAACCAAGCAATATGTCTGAACAGGCATTCAATGATTTGGTTACTTCTCTTACTGAAATCAAGAGTAATATTGAAGCAAGGGGTGAAACATTCCTTACTAATAATATAGTACTCTTCAATAAGTATGAGAATGGAAACAGGGTAGCCGGTGAGGTTGATATTCTCTCTGTAGATGCTAATGGGAACTTCAAGATATATGATGTTAAGACAAGTAGATATAGCTTCTATGACTTTGTTGATAGGAATGGTAGAAAGGTTAATTATTTCAAGAATAAATCTAATACCCAAACAATGAGTCAGGAGCAGTATTACACTAAACAACTAAGTGCTTACAAGAACTTATTTGAGTCTCAATATCATACTCCTATCACTACTTTAGCTATATTACCTTTTGTACTTGAGTACAATAAGGATAATGTTAGTAGAGTAACTAAGGAGAAGGGTATTCTTCTTAACTATGATTCATCTGTGAATGTTCCTTTAGTTGGTAGTGTAGCTACTCCGGAAGTGAGTAATACTAATAGTAGCTTACCTATATTCAACAGTACATTTGAAACAAGAGAACCTATAAACAATGTTCTGCCAGACTATAGTATGTCAGATAGTAAAGTAGGTTACTTCTTGAGAGATGGAAAGTTGCATACAGGTTATCTAAGTTCTATTGGAAAGGTGAATGGAGTTGAGGTATATATGACTAAGGTTCCTAATATTACTAAAGGCTTTGGAAATCAACCTGCACATGTTGCATCTAATGATTTCTATGCAGTATTTCCTAATGGTAATACTATTGCTTTAGTAAAGAATGCTGTATTGTCATATAGTGAGACTGAGGCTAAGAACAATATAAAGAAGATACTGGAAGGTAATCCTCAGAGAGTTGTAGATATGTCTCAAGAAAGTACTATACTTTACACTCCTTCTACTGAACCGGTTAAGATTGAGAAGCCTATTATCCCTGCTACTATTAATCAGTCAGATGCAAGGGGTGCTCAAGCTACAGTAGCTAAAGAACAGGCTATTAACCAGACTGATGAAGAGTTTGATGTAGAATTTGAATTAAGACAAGTTGATGATTTATCAAGACCTATATGGGATAAGGATAAGGAGTTAGCTTGGTTAAATAAGGTTCTACCTCAACTAAGTGAGAGTGAAAGAGTGGTAGTTAATAATGGTCTTATCAGAGTAGCTAAGACCGGTGCATTAGCATGGGGTCAGTTTAGTGATGGTATCATCACTTTAAGTGATATAGCTGCTGAGGGAACTACATATCATGAAGCATTTCATGCAGTATTCCACTTACTCACAGAACCTACACTTAGGGATGAATTACTTCAAGAAGCTAAGAGAACTTATGGAGACTTAAGTAACTCACAACTTGAAGAAGCAATGGCAGAAGGTTTCAGGGAATATGTGATGTCTCAAGACACTCAATCTTTAGGTACTAAGATAATCAATTTCTTCAAGGAATTGTTTGCTAAAGTCACTAATTGGAACAGTCTAAGACCTTCTCTTACTGAATATTACAGAAATATTAATGAGGGGCATTACTCTAATATCACCTATAAAGTACCATCTCTTCAAGAGATGAGAAATCAGGAGGGAGTACAATCCTCAATGGATTTCAGTAGTATTGAGACTGAGACAAGGGAAGCACTTGAAAAGAAAGGTTGGACAGAAGAAATGTGGAATCAAATTTCCCAAGAGGAAAGAGAGCAAGCTATCAGATGTTCATAGCTTCAAACATGAGGTTTAAATTTTTTATTAAGGTGTAAATAAAAAGGGGAAGTATTAATTTACTTCCCCTTTGCTGTTTACAGCCTTTCCAGTCTTTCCTTCAGACATTGATTATAAGTACTCATTGCATTAGCTTGCACTTTTAATAAAGCTTTTTGAGTATCATTAATACTCTCAAACTTGTCACCCTCAATAAAACTTTTCAACTTATTTAATTTATCTTCAAGTTGAACTTGTTCTTCTACTAATCTTGTTTTAAAATCACTCATAACTTTTTTTTTTATTTAAAATTATTGTTTAAAAAATGGTATTTGGTCTTCAATATAAACACTTCTCATAATTGTATTATACATAGGAGCAAGAGGAGACTTAAGTAAACTCTGTTGAGCTTTAGACTTACCTTTATAAGGTCCAGACTTAAGTATTGCATCTTCTCCATTGAATGTTTCATAGTTCATTGGATTCATCAGATTGATTAGATTAAGACTCTTCTCTATTGTATTTACACCGGCAGCAGGAGACTTTAATATCCTCAAACCTTCACTAACAATTTCTGGAGTAGGAGTAAGAGCCCCTAATTCAGAGTATAATCTTCTCAACTGATACTCAATCATTTTGACTAACCAAGGTCTATCCCTATCATCACTCCACTCTATTAATCCAATAGCTGCTGCTACTGCAAGGAAGTGTGCTACCTCAGTTAATGCTCTTTTGACATTTGCCTGTTCTGTAGGAGTCATTTCATTCCACTTACTTGCAATATCAAACTGAGCTTTCCTAAGGTCTTGGAATAGAGCATTCATAAACCTACCGGTAGTAAGATAATAACCTTCTGTCCATGCTTCAAGGTCATAGTTATATGTAGCTGATTTAAACCTCCTATTGAGCGAAGGTTTTATCCATTTCCTGAACATCATACCCAACCTGCCAATAGCCAATCTTTGTATTGCACTTCTATCAGCTTTATTGTAAATACCGTGCATTCTTTGATTAATAGCTGCACTCTTTCTACTGAACTTGATTATATCTTCTTGAGTGAAAGCTGAACCATCAGCCTTAGTATAACCTTGTTTTAGCTGTAATTTAGCACCTAACTTCTTATTACTACTATCTAATGGTATAACCTCAAAAGCATCCCATAGACTTACTAACTTACCATTAGGAGCCTTCATTTTATAAGCATCAGCCAAAGCAAGAGAAGTTCTATTCTGCATCCAGTGTTCACCTGCATTATTCATAAAGAATAGAGCTGATGTACCAAACATTCTACTGAACCAAGTCTTCCTGTCAAAATTGACTTCTCTTGTATCCTGTTCATATTCCTGCATTACATTGAATAGTTCATCCCATAAAGCTAACTTATTGGTCTTTACCCTATCACCTAACTGAGCTAAGAATGATGGTAATTCCTTACCATAGGTTCTATCAGCTTTTAAAGTATTCTTTTCATTAAAGAACTCTCCTGAGAAAGACTCAATTCTCATCATCACTTTACCAGTAGCTATATTGGAAACACCTGAAAGGACATTTAATGCCAAGTTAATCATAGAAGTCATTCTATTAATAAAGTTAGCTACCTTCCCCTTGTCAATATTAGTCTTACCAAATGTTCCTTCATCTGCCATGTATCTTCCATATACCTGCATTTCAAAGAAGTTATTCAGTCTTTCCATAAATCTTGACTTGTCTCCTGTCTTAGTTAATTTACTCTCAACCTTTCTACCTACTGCCTTAAACTTCTCAACCATAGGTTTACCCCCTTCTGTTTGAGTAACCTGTCTTTCTCTTAGCATATCTCTACCAACTTCAAGAACATCAATGACCTTATTCATTTCATCAAAGTCATTAGCCATTGCTGCATAAGCAGTCATAGTACCTACTATATCAGTAGATAAGTCATTAGCATTTTCTCCCTTCTTGAGCTTTGTAAAGTAGATAGGTAACATTTGTACCTCTCTATCCTCAAAGTCTTTTACAGTTGCCTTGTCTCCAAAGTCTGTATCATCAGTTCTCCTAATGAAATTATCCTTGATACTTTCCCAAACCTGTTGAGCACCAGACTTAACACTTTCAGAGCTTTTAACCCTCTCAACCAAGTCTTTCCTAATCTTTACAGCACTATTCAGCTTTGTATATTTATCAGGAAGTAAGGCATCAAGTTTAGCCTTAATATCCATTACAGTAGTATAATAATCCCTCTGGGCTTTGTTTAGCCTTCTGAACTCCATACTTTCATAAATGGATTTCTTAGGTTGTCTAACTCCATCTACAGTCTCCATATTGGCATTAAACCAATTTTGTCTCTCTTCATTGTATTTATCAGCATTCTCCCCTACAGGATTTCTGCCATACTTTTCATTAAGACTTTGGAACATAGTCCTCATTCTCTCTCTGAATAGAGCATGGTTTATCTCACTGATATAATTACCACTCAGATTACCTTTACTATCTCTCTCAAACATCCACTCAGTGTCTTTTACACCAGCCTGTTCAAGTTTAATAGTGGCAGCTTGCAGTTCCTTCTGAATATCAATAGTCTTCAATCTGGCTTGCTCCTTGCTCTTTTTAACAGCTTGGTCCATAATCTTCAACATATAATCAGATGAATCAGCCATACTATCCAGCCATCTGTCAAAGAAAGAAATATCCTCATCAGCCACTTTAACCAACTCTTCTGCATTTAGAGTCTTTCCTTTGTACTTCCCAAATGGAACCACAAGGTTGTCTCCTACAAAAGGTTTGATGAAATCAACAAATAAAGGCATAGAGATTGTATTATAGTCCACTGCAAGGTCATTAAGCATTGTAGTGACATTATCTAATGCAACTCTTACTCTTTGACCATATCTATTGTCTGTGGACTTCTCTTCCTCTCTGAGAGCCTCTCTTACTGAATCAGCTATCCTCTTATAACTGTACATATAGTTCCTGATGTCCCTGAGTACTCCAGCCCTTTCATTAAGATTGGTTGCAGGAGTATTCCTCAATACCTCAAGCCTACTACTTACTTTCATTAGTTCTTCAAGTGCATTATCAAGGAACATATAAATACCTTCAATCTCACTATTATCAGCTAATTCAAGCTCTAACCTGTCTATTAATAACCTCTGATTGGCACTAAATTGACTGTTAGGATTTCTCTTTTCATAAATCTTGAGCCTCTTCAACTCATTGTCTATAATCTTTTGTAACAAAGCCTTATCCCTATCTACCCTTTCAGTAGTGGAATAGAAAGCCTCGGAGGTACTAATGTTCTCAACATTAATAACTTCATCCATCTGTCCGGTAAGAATATCACCAGCCAGTTTACTAAAGCTACTCTCTGCTTCAAGCATTGCCTTTTGGAACTGTGAAGCCCCTAATCCTCTAAAGAAATTTTTTACAGCATTGATAAACCTCTCCAGAAGGGATTTATAAGATGAAGAAGGGACTGGTTCAGACTGTAATAAGTGTTTAGCAAGTAATTTACCGGCAGCTTCTCTGGCTAACTTTGATTCATCACCTTTATACAGGCTATCATAAGTGTTGTAATCATCACCTAATATCTCACCTACTAAACTATTGTTAGCCAAGTGATTAACCAGTCTATTGATAAGAGGATTATCACCCATTGCCTCAATAGCAAAATGAGCAAACTCTTCTGGTAATGCTCTTTCCCCTTTAATACCATCAGCAAGTCTAATCAATTCAATTATACCTGTTGCAGCATCTCTGGCTTGACTAAAGTCTGTTACTCCTGCCACTCCTCTTCTCTGTTCCAAGTCTGTAAGAGCACCTATCCCAATGCCATTAGCAGCTAATATCTCTCTCAATCTATTATTAAGAGTGTAATTATACTGCATATTGTTAGCTTCAAGACTATTCATCTTGTTTCTTACTCTGACAAAAGGACTGATATAAACCCTATTACTTTCATTGTCCCATACCTTCTCAACAGATGCAACATAGTCTTCTCTAAACTCTGATTGAGTATTGAATTGAATAGCCTTTTGGACTAACATTCTATAGTTTTCATCATTGTTCAGATATAACTTAGCTCTACCTGTCTTATGGTAATGTCCAATCTCTTCATTAAGGTTCTTTAGAATCTTCTGCTCATCAATAATACTTCTTAGATTAGTTTTCTTCAAGAGACTGCTTAGAGTAGGTTCACCATTTTCATCCATCTGTAACCTTGGATTCCAATTAGTAATAAAGTCACTACTCTTTGTAATGAGGTATATTCTTGTTGCCTCCTGTCTATTAGGGGCATAAGCCAGCAGGTCTTTAAATAACCTGCTGCTTACTACCTCATTTTTACTGTTCCTCACTTGAGGAATTATTGCACATTTCTTAGCCATATCTATAATTCATATAATGTATTTGCACCACAGATTTTATCATTGTTTGCATCCTCATACTCAGTATTAGGACTAATAGAATTAATATCATCTGCTTTCCCTTCATTCACTTCAAGGGGCTGACCATACACCTGACTGAAAGCCTCACTTGCAATATCTTGAGTCAGACTTGAGAAATCATAGTTAAGATACTCTGGCATGGAGTCATAATCAATATCAGCTTCCTGATAGGCTGTTATATTTATATTAGGAGTATAATTCCTGTCATTCTTATCAATTACTGACTTCATTTCAGTAACATCCTTACCATATTCATACTCAATAAAACTGTTCTTGAATCCAAGTGGGTCTATTCTTTCATACACAGCTACATTAGGTTGTACATTATCAACTTGTGTAAGCCTGTAATATATTGTACCTCCCTTATATCTTCTTGCTATGTAATTAAAGAAGTCATAGGTTGTTTCCTCTCCTATTCCCTCTCTCTTCCTTATTATCTTCTTATCACCACTGTTAGATTCAGTATCAATGGTTATTTTAACCATATCCAAAGCATCACCCCCATCATCAGTGAAAGAAGTGGAAGCCTCTGTGGGAACCTCAGGAACCAACTGTCTGTTATCCAAGTGATTGTAGATGTACTGGTCAATAAACTGACTGTAATCATCCTCACTTTCCAACAATCCTCTCAGAGTATCAATGTACTCTGGAACAGACTGTCTAATGGCAGTTGGTGCTAAATGAATGAAAGTAGAAGGTCCAAATGCAAATCCATTTCTGTAATAACTGTATCTGAATAAATTAAGAGCTAAAGCCTGAGCTTCCGGACCCATATATAACAATGATTGCCAGTCTCTCATATATCTTTCCCTAAGAATAGGACTTAACTGACCAACATTCTTAAATACTACTGTATCTACAGGATTGTTTTGGTTAGCCCTTATTACTCTTAATCTCTTAACAAACTCAAGTTCAGCTATTTCAGGATGTTCACTCAATGTTCTGTTGAAATAATCAGGGAAGTTATTGATGAAATCCCTTCTCTTATCACCGGATGTTGTAACCTTATCATCTGCTCTTAGGTTAGCTTCTTGCCCAAAGAATGATGTCTTGGACATAATATAAGCTAACAAATCATTGTAGATGTTATTGAGTGTCTTTGCATTTAACTTGCCTGTCTTAGTGTACTGTCTAAGTCCTCTCAACCCTTCCTTACCATCAATTACTTCTCTGAATGAAGAAGTGAACTGAGGGAAATATCTACTAAACATTTCTTGTGTTTGGTCAATACCAAGACTAAAGAATGCTTGTAAATAGGGTAATGGGGAACTTAATAACCTCTCTCTTATCTGGTCAATATCCATACCTTTCATACTGGAAGGCATAATAACATCTGCACCGGTTAAAGGGGAGTTTTCATTTAAAACCACATTAGTCAGGAAGTCATCCACTTTCTGTATCTTAATCTGTGTATCTGCAATAGTAGGACCTGCTGCACCACCTTGGGTATCTGCTCTTGTAGCTTGAACTAACTGTCCTAAAGCATCTGCTGTGCCCATTATTCTCTTGAATAAATAGCCGGCAGCCACTTGCTTCTTATAGAACTCAACCTTTCTGTAGTCAGATGTCTGTGCCCTATCACTCAATTCCTCTACTTCCTTCCGGAGAATGATATTGTCTGCCAATTCATCTGCCATGAACTTATTAGATTTATAATTCTCATAGGTTACATCTTCCATCATTGCAGCCCTTTTCTTATAGTTCTCAATGACTTCATCAATGATTGTGTCCTTTCCTTTGCCTTCCCTACTCTCTCTAAAATAGGTATTGGTAATATCCATTACAATTGGTTGTGACATAATCAAACCAATCTCAACAGGATTATAGCCAAGCCTACTTAAAAGCATTGAGGCATCAGCAGTGAATGTATTCTGATTCAATGAAGCAAGCACAGGGTCTTTTACATTATCCACAGATGCAGCAAGGAAACCTGCATTATTCCTTGAGATATACTCCTTATTGTCATTCATCAGACCATGAAGAGAAGTCAGTCTCTTACCATTAAGTAAGAAAGAGCCATTTTCAGTATTAAGACCTAATTCAGTATGTTGCATCAAAGCATGGTTTGCATTATGGTTGGCATAAATACCAATCAATGCTGCACCAGTCATATTCTGCTGATGAAGTTGAACTTGAGTTCTTGGGTTAAGAGGGTCAAGTTTTTTCTTGAACTTCTCTGCCAATTTGTCAAGTTGTTCCAAATCCATACTGCTTAACTTGTTAAGAGTACTTTGATTCTCAGGAATATTCAGTTCCTTTCTTAGTTCAGACTCTCTACTGGATTGTAGAATGTTAATTATTCTTGCAGACTTCTTCTGATAATCAAAACCACCTGGGTTAAGCATCTTTGAAGCAGTATCAGCATTAGTCAGAACACCCCACATCATATCAATCAATAGATTGTTTCTGGCTTCAAGACTATTCTCTTGTGGAGACTTGCTAAAGTCATATTCAATCTTCTCAATCTTGTCCTCAGAAGCTACTCTATACTTCTCTCTGTTAGCTTTATAGGTCTTCCAGAGATTGTATTCCTGACTATCCTTAGGAGCTTTCCTACCATCATCTATGGCTCTGTTTACACTCTGTCTATACTCCTTCAACATTTCAGGAGACACAGCTTTTCCTTGTGTCAATTGAGCAACCAAATCATCAACAAACTGTCTTCTATTATACTTAGGAGTTATCTTAAACTCAGGTAACATGATATACAATTTATCCACATCAAAGTCAGAACCACTTAGGGTAGTAATCTCTGCCGGGAGCATAATTGCAGAACCATTCTGCTGAGGTAAGAAACCTTTAATATAAAGAGGAGCCATTGAGTATTTGTCCTCTGTTGGAACTCTATAACCAATCAACTTTCTCAAGCTGTCCGGTAACTTATTTATATCCAGTTCATGAGAACCTGCCTTCATAAGAGGTTCATAGAACTTCCTACTATATGCCGGCATATAAACTTCGAGATATTTAATTCTCTTGTTCTCTCCTTCACCTTCAAAAACAATCTTCAATTCATCAGTAAGACCATAGTCAGACACCTGAATAAGTGCTCCTCCTCTAATCTTCTGCTTAGTAATCCTACTCTTGATAATACTATTCAGCAATGTCTGTACTCTTTGGGATTGTACAGGGTCAAATAATGGAATATTGAATTGTCCTTTCTCATTGAGAGTACAAGCTCTAATCATATCAATTCCATATCTTTGATTACCTCTTAATTCCTCAAGAAGTATCTTCTCAACCTGTTTGGGGTCTTTAAAGATTTCATTTACATCAGCAAAAGCCTGAATGATATTCTCAGTGTTAATAGCATTATACATATCTAACCATTCCTGCTTAGACATTTCCCTACCATTTACATCAATCTTAGCATCCGGGCTAATATCTGCTGTAATCAGCTTTCTAATCTGAGTACCAACTAACTGAACTGCATCAATAGCATGTTCTGGAGTTGCAGTCTGAATACCATAATCCTCATAGCTTACTTTATGAACTACATTAGGATTCTCAACACCATTCTGAGTAGTGGCATTCTTAAGTACAGACTTGACATCTTCCTTAGTATTGACATTATTCAGGTCAATTACACCTTGTTTCCCAACCTTAGCAGTTGATTCAAATTGAACTACATCAATTCCATTCTCTTCCATGAACTCATTGATAGCCACAAGTTTACCTGATTTACCAAGTGGACCTGAAACTAACTGGTGCATAGCCATAAGAAGGAACTCTGAGTTCTTATGTTGAACTGGTGTCTTAATGCCTCTATGACCTTGAACTCCACTCATATTATTCACCTGAGTGTACACATAAGGTTTCTTAGTCTGCCAGATAATATTGAAATCAGCCATATCCCACTTGCCATTTTGGAAGTTATCAAAGGCTCTCTGCATATCATCTGTCCACTGACCAGACATATCAAGAATAGCTCTGTAAGAACTTAATGACCTGTAAGCCTGAGCATCTGCCACATTTACCTCTCTGAACTTATTCAAGATTAAATCTCTGTCTCTCTTTGACATCTCACCTTTCCTGACCCTTTCATCAAGTACAGTTGCAATATCATCAAGTGCAGAGGATACAATCTCATCATCCTTTAGATAAATAGTCCTCTCTTCCTTTCTACCATACTTAGAGTTGGTATTAAGTCTGAGAGCAGGAGCATGAACCTCCTTATATCTCTTTTGGAAGTCCTCTATATTCTTATAGAAAGCAAGGTCAGTTGTAGTGAGTTCAATGATTTGTGATGTAGCAAACTTACTATTCCAGAAATACTCTCTCAACTTAGCTTTGGCATTATTTCTAATAACCAAATTTCTATTGATACTATCCATTTCCTTAGCAGTAATCTCACCTCTCACCATCTTCTCTCTCAACAAGTCCTTAATACTTTCAAAAAGAGTAGTTGCTCTTCTATCATCTACCGGATTATTGTTGTTGTAATCCCTTAAAAGAATATCCATCTCTGTAGTCCACATTCCTTCAAGAGCCTTCTTTGCATTGTTCAAAGAAGTTGCTGTATTCCTGTTATAAGAACTTTGACCGGCATTTACACCAATTACTCCAAGATATTTGTACTTACCATTAGGCAGTTCTTCAAGTAAACCGGCTTTAGCCCACTCTCTATAAGTCTGTTCAAACTCATTATCAAGAGCTTCTCTTACTGACTCTCTGATGAACTCTCTTAATTCAGCACCAGTTCCTTCATTCCGGATTCTCTGGAACCTATCAAGGAAAGTCTCACCATTGTCATATCTTACATCATTCAGAGCTGTAAGGAACTTAAACTCAGAACCTCCTTTACTTTTAACTTTCCCTTCCTCATCTCTGATTATATCATAGTTTGCAATAGGAGCAGTGTTTGGATTACCCTTTTGATATTCAACATCCCTTTGGTTTACAAGAGCTATTCTATCTACTTCTTGATTAACCAAATCAACCATCCTATCAAGGATAATATCATCATACTTCATATACTCACCATCTTCTCCAATGATGCTATGATTGTCATACTTCCTGAATCTAATGAACTCAGCAGAAGGACTATCTGAAAGAATTGGCACATGGTAATTAGCCCATTGAATATCAGATTTACTGTTATCCGGGTCTCCAAAGTATTCTGTCAGTAATACTAAGGTATAATCCAAATCATCCCAGTTCTGATATGCAACCTTATCTGAGTTAAGTAGAACCTTATGGCTCAATCCTCTTCTCATTTCAGGGTTATTTACCAGTTGCTCAATCCAGTCATTTCTCCATCTACCATCCTTATAGAACCATTCATATTGTCCGAATTCATTTTCAACAAACTCTTTGAACCTTGCTTCATTACCCATAACATTCTTAAGCTGTTTAATCAACTTGCCAAGATAGTTAGGAGTAACATGGCTATAGTATGACTTATCATTTTCCCTCACACTACTTTCAATGGCATCTTCTGTTACTTCTGCAAGCATCATAGCTATGCTATTGTAAGCAGAAACAAATGTATTTATCAAATCCCCTCTCTTTTCAGTTCCATCTTCAAGAGTCTCAGATTTAACCTCACCTTTCTTTACACCACTGAATATGATATTTAATTGAGGAAGAAGCAACATAATTGGGTCTGTTGCAGTACCACCTTCATATTGCTTTATATTGGTCAGAGCATCCAATAATACACCTTGATTAGCATTGATACCAATCATATTAAGGAGCTTATTCAATGTCTTCCAAACCTTTTCATCCTGTAGGAGTTCCAACCTTTGTTCTGTACTAAGATTGGTAAATCTGTTATTAAGAGCTTCAGTCCATTTAAGACCATTCTCTGCATTCTCAAGATTCAAGTCTCCATTCTTGTCATAGATACTATCATCATCAAGCAGATTACCATTCTCATAGTTATCCCTCCATTCATCAAGTAGATAATAGACACCCTCAGGCTTATTGATAGCAATAGTTTCCATCTTGAAAGTACCATCAGCCTGTAGCTTCTTCTTCTGAATCCAGTAAGGCATAAAGTCCTTTCTGAAATCCTGATAGAACTGACTGAATAGTTTGGGTTCAGCCTGTAGCTTCTTGACTATTTGCTTAGTCCAAGGCTTGGTATTACCCAGAGTCTCCAGAAGTGGCAACATATCATCAGATGTAATCATATCTCTGAGCTTATCTATAAGGGTTGCATGAACATAGTCTGCATCAAGAAATCTAAGATTTCCTAAATCATCCTTATCATACTTTCCTCTGTAGTCAAGTTGGGGAATTTCTCTAATTACCTTTCTAACCTCCTGACTTAGAGATTCATGAGAGCTTACTTCCCTATAATTAGTCATCCATCCATCCTTGAAAGCCTCATCCTTTACAAAATCATCAGCTTGTGTATCTACTGCACTATCTCCCTCTGGAGTATCATTATTAAGGTTGGCATCTTTAGGGGCAATATAATTAGGGTCAATCCTAATCCCCTCTGTAGCTACTAGTATAGTACTTGCTTCCTCAGCCAAAGGTTTGAAGTTATCTACTACTTTCTGATAAGCATTAGTCTTATATAATGCTTTCTTCTTTGCAGCTTCATACTTCTGTTCATCACTATATCTTTCAGAACCTTTCATACTATTGATTATATTCAGTTCTGATTGTATCCTATTCTCCTCAGAGTCAAGTATATAGTTATTGAAATAATCCCTTACTCTACTAAATAAGCCGGCAGGTGTATATAACTTGATTATCTTGAATCTATCAAGAGTTGCTAACTCTTCTTTCAATTCATTGACAGCAAGTACATCACCTTCTTTTTCAGCATCAGCAATTCTCTTATTAACAGTATCATTGTGTTCTTGCAGTGCTGTATCTATCTCATTGCTAAAGAATCTTGCAATCAGACTAACCCTGTCTCTTCTTGTTCTTGGGTCAAAGTCTAAATCTACTTTAGCTTGTTCTTCTACAGTGGAAATTCTTGGAGCTTCAAATGCAGGTGAAAGTGCTTTATCTAAAGCCTCTATCATTTCATCCTTACCTTTCCTTAATTCTGCCCTAAAGTTATTTAGTTCAGAAGCAGTAGGATAAGTGTCCCAGTCCTTATTATTCTTGTCTTGCCATAGCTCAACAAGTCCCTTGACTGATTCTATAGTTTCACCCTGTAATTTAGCAGCCAATTCTTCTATTGTAGAATTAGTTGTGATACATCTTTTACTCATCTTGTTATAGATTTATAATTAAATTTATGTGCAAATATAAAGGCTGTTTTCTTAATATGCAAGTTATTAAGGGGTTTCTTTTTGAGAGGTAAACCAAACTCTTTAAAAATAAAAAAAAAATAAAAAAGGGGAGACTTAGCTCCCCTAACTGTTACTCAACATAATTTCTTCTCAAAAACTCCATGTGTAATGGATGTGCCAGTTCTCTTGCTTGAGGATGAGCACTGCCTGCATCTCTTAACTTAAAGAAATGCTCCCAATCACTCACAAAACCAGTCATTACTAACTCAGTTTTAAGTGAATTAGGTAATACTGCTCTTGCTTGTTGAGGTGTCCAAGGATTATTCCTAAATCCAGTCTTATATCTTTTATCAGAAATCCTATCCTCCCACTTCTTCATCAAATCAAAATAATTAGCTTCAGCAGCTCTTAAAGCCACCAAGAAACCATTATAATAAGTATTTCCTTCATAATTGTAATCCTCTAACCAGCAAGGTTCAATGAAAGTAACTTCATTACCAAACTTATCCTTAGAATAGTTACAATACCTTGTGCTTTCTTGAGCAAAAGACATTACTCTGTGCCTTACAAATTC